TTGCTCTTAATGGATTATCAGGTAACTTACAGAATGAACATAACTTCTGTTATAGTCCGTTCGCTGTAATGCAAATCAGAATAAATGGACAGTTACTATTACTAATGCTAGCAGAGAAACTAACCCAGTTAGGATGTCGAATCGTCCAAGCAAACACTGATGGATTGTTTGTCTTACTTAAGAAAGACGTATATTCAAAAGTTAACAATGTTTGCAGAGAATGGGAACAACTTACTAGGCTAACGCTTGAGGAAGAACGTTTTAAAGCTATGTATCAATATGCTATAAATGACTACTTCGCTATTACTGAAGATGATAAGGTAAAAGAGAAGGGTATGTTTATTACTACTGTGAAATTAGGGAAAGGTCTAACTCCGAAGATCATACCGAAAGCAGTAATAAACTTTTTTAAGAACGGAGTATCAGTAGAGGAAACTATAAAAGGTTGCCAAGATATTAGAGATTTTCTAATGTCTGAAAAAACTGGTAAACAATGGCATGTTGAGTATAATAATAAAGAACAACAGAGAACTAATCGTTTCTATGCAAGTACTAATGGTGCTTACTTATGGAAATGGAAGGAGAAGGATACTAATCGTTTCGATATAAGTATTCCTTGTCCTACAGAGAAACAGTATCAGAATATGCTTACTGCATCTGGTGTTACTTTATTAAATTACTTAGACGATAAACCAATTGAAGAGAGAAAGATTAATTATAGGTATTACATTATGGAAGCCTATAAGATAATCAGAGAATTAAAACCGTTACAAATGAGCCTATGGGATTAACAGAGGCTTATCAGATATATTTCAGAGACCATAGCTCATATAATAATATGAGAATATGATTTTAGAAATAGACACTTCTATCTTAGATAGAATTTCAGATTTATCTATGAATCAATTAGTATTCCTAACACTTGTATTGAGTGATAATCAAACCATCAATCAAGACATTCAGAAACTTCTCAGCCTAGTTAATGAAGAAGAGATACAAGAGTTAGAGTCTCGTAAACTAATCACTACCAAAGTAGTAGATGATACCACAGTTATAAAGAAAACAAAAGAACTAGAAGAACTTCTAAAAGAAGATAAATCTATGTTTGATGAATTCTATGACCTATTTCCAGTTTATGTTATACGCCCTGATGGAACTAAAGGTTTCCTTAGAGCAAATGTAAACAAATGTAGAAAGGAATATAACAGAATAGTCGGCAAAAGCAAAGCTATGCATCAGCATATCTGTAACTGTCTTAAGTATGAGATAGATAACAAAATGCTTACTGGCAAATTAGGTTATATGAAAACTATGTGGAAATGGCTCACTCAGCATGAGTGGGAGACTTACGAGGAACAGATGAAAGTAGAAGAACCGATTATGACAAATAATTATGGAACAGATATCTACTAAAATACTACAATTCCAACATATATCAGCAGCTACAAAAGAAGCTACCGAATATATCAAGAAGAGAAAGAACCACGAGGTAAAGTCTCTTAAAACAAGATGGAATAAGTTTAATGCTGTCTGTATGGGCGGCATTGAACCTAATACTGTATATACAATAGTGGGTATATCAGGTAGTGGCAAATCATCATTTGTTAATACGTTAGAAAATGATTTAATAGACCTAAATTCTGATCAGGATGTTATAGTACTTAATTTCTCATTTGAGATGTTAAGTTCTAGGCAGGTTGGTAGAAAATTGAGTAGTAAGTTAAGGCTAACTACTGCTGAGCTATATAGTGCTAACAATGACTTAGATAATGAATCGTTAGCCAAAGTCGAAGAGACTTCTCAACAAATAAAGTCATATCCGATATATTATGTAGATACACCGGGTACAGTTGAAGATATAGCTTCTACTATAGACTACTTCTATGAGAATAAAGCTAAAGGCAAGAAATTTATAGTCATACTTGACCATACTTTGCTTGTTGAAGGTCAATCTCGCGAGTCAGCACTGCAAGTGATTTCCGATTTACAGAAACTGTTTATTAAGGTAAAGAAATTACCTAATACCACTGTAATACAGTTATCACAGATGAATCGTAACATTGAAACTCCTGATAGAATTAATAATCCTTCTATGCATTATCCAATGCGTAGTGATATTTCTTCTGCTGATACAATATTTCATGCATCCGATTATGTTATTTGTATTCACAGACCAGAATTACTAAATATCCAACAGTATGGACCGAATCGTTTACCAGTTAATAACAAAGTCTATCTGCATCTTATAAAGAATAGAGATGCTGGACAATGCTCGATATTAGAATTCGACAACGATCTGAAATACAATAATTTAATTGAAACTATACGAAATGAAGAACCAGCAAAGAAGATTTCGTTTTAGTAATAACAATTAAAAAGGCTGAATTTATGAAAACATATACATTTACATTACCGAAGAAAGAAAATAGTGCAAAGATTTATAAAGATGCGTTGATGGAACGCATTATTACAGCATATCCGTGGCTGACTATTGACAGTTCATTTGATTATCCGAAATCTAATTTTGGAATCGAATATGCAGGTGCAGGTGATACTATTACATTAGGTTTGAGTAAGAAACATAATGTAAGTTGGTTGCCTAAGACTTGCTCTAACTGTCCGCTTGCCTCAAAATGCTACAAAATTGACAACTATAATCTCGAAACAGAGTTCTTTAAGGCATTAGACGCACTTGATGCATATGCTAAGAAGAATTATCCATTTGATTTGGATTATGATTTCGAGGATATCTACGGTACACCGATTAAAATTTTCCACAATTTCGTACAGATTGGATACGATATCATTCCAATCGCTCCGGGTTCATTGAACTATTTGAAACCTGAAACAAAGAAGACAATCATTAATCTTACTATTAAAGTAAAGAATAACGGTTGGTTCTAATAACATATAAATCCCATAACTAGCAGAAATTATCAGATATTTATCAGAGGGATACATAAAATAAACTAGCTTTATGATTGTATTACCAAAAGAGAAATTAAAAGCCAGAATTGAGAATCCTAGATTCTTAATATTGTTTGGCAAACCAAAGTCTGGTAAAACTACCTTAGCGTCTAAATTAGACAATAATCTTATTGTCGATTTGGAAGGTGGTTCAGAATTCTTAGAGGCATTAGCTATTCAAGCTAGATCAGTAAATGATTTAGGTGAGATTGCAAATGCAATAAGAGAAGAAATTAAAAAAGAAGGTAAGAAACCCTATAAGTATATTACTATTGATAATGCATCAAGACTGGAAGAGATGTGCATGAGCTTTGCTATACAGTTATATAAGGCTACTCCAATGGGCAAGAAGTATGAAGGTACAGACCTCAGAACCTTGCCTAATGGGTCTGGTTATTTATATATAAGACAAGCTGTAAGAAAAGTTATTGACATGTTCCGAGGATTATGTGATAACTTTATTCTTATTGGTCATACTAGAGATAAGTTGATTAATAAGAATGGTGAAGAAATGTCTGAAATGTCTCTTGATCTAGTAGGTGCACTAGCAAATATTATATGTGGCGAAGCAGATGCTGTTGGCTATGTATATAGAAAGAAAAATGAAACTCATATTTCTTTTGAAGGTGGAGATAACTCCGTCATAGAAGCTAGAGCTCCTCATTTGAGAGGAAAGAACATCGTAGTAGCAGAAAGTGATGAAAACAATGAAATCACTACTTATTGGAATAAGATATATTTACCTGAATAAAAAACACAAAACAAATAGTTATGATTTATAGTACAGATTTAGCAAACCAAGTAACATTAAACAATAATAGTAGTAATACTAAATACCTCGAAGCAGGTATTCATGATAATGTTAAATTTACGTCAGTGAAGACTGCGGTATCTCCAACAGGAAAGAATTTCATTGAATTTAGATTCGAGAAAGACGGTAAGGAACTTGTTCACACGGAATGGGAACCTAAGGAACGTGCAGAAGATACTGAAGAACAGAACCAGAATAAGGCGACAAATCAGGTTACGAGAATTAATCGTATCTTGAGATGTTTCTATCCTAAGGAAGTATTAAACTTCACTGGTAGTTCTTATAAAGAATTCACTAACTGGGTAGTTGCTATGCTGAATGCAGCAAACAAAGACACATTGTTGAAAGTAAAAGTTGTCTATAATAAAGACGGATATACTACACTTCCAAGTTATGTAAAATTTGCAGCAATTGAGCCTATGATTATCCCAATGGGATTTTATGAAGAAGGCAAAAATGAAAGCATGATACGAGAAATAACAGGTATAGACTTGTTCGTTAAACCGGTAGTATCCGATAAAGAGACTGTAGTAGTTAATCCTCTAGAAGTCAAATCGGAAGCTCCATCTGACGATCTACCTTTCTAATCTGTTAGGATTTATATAAAGTCGCCACGTTGGGCATAATACGACGAACACGTAGGTTAGTGTACCGCACTATAAAAAATGAGTGATTACGAAATAGTACACAACCTACGTTTTAATGGCAGTTCCGGAGTATCAGGAACATGGTGTAAAGAAAGTAAGATACAGCTTTCCTTTACTGTAGAGTTCAAATCTCTACACTGCCACTAACAATATATCATATGATTTTTGATACTAACAAAATAAAAGAAGAAGTTACTATTACTTTAGATTATATATTATCTAGAGTAAGTGAGTATGATATATATGCAGCGTATATTGGCAATTTTAAAGTTGGCATGATCTACAATTCTCCATTGAGAAAAGATAAAACACCATCGTTTGGTTGTTTCTATAGTAGAAAGACTAAACAGTTGTTATTTAAAGATCATGGTACAGGAGAATGTGGTAATGTTATCAAATTCGTATCCTTAATAACAGGTTTAACTAATTATTCAGATATTCTAAATGATATAGTTAACAAACTTAAAATTACTAGTAGTACGCATCTCGATAGCTCTAAGCAATATATACCGTCAACTGAAACAGTAATTGGTGTAGTACGTCAGGAATTTACTGATACTGACATCAATTACTGGAGGCAGTTTAATATACAGGTAGAAACATTAAAGAAGTTTGGAGTAAGTAGTATAAAGTACTACCTATGTAACGGCATAGTAAAAAGCGTTTACAAAGAAGAGAATCCTATGTATGCATATAAGGTATATAATCATTTTAAGATATATAAACCATATGCAGACAAATATACAAAATGGCGTAACAACTTAACTGAATTAGATATTCAGGGTTATAAACAATTACCTAAAATAGGAGATATACTTGTTATAACCAAAAGTATGAAAGATGTTATGTGCTTATACGAGATGGGTATACCAGCTATCTCACCTTCATCTGAATCTACATTCATACCTGATAGAGTTCTAGAACAACTTAAGAAGCGTTTTAAACGCATTATTATACTGTTTGATAGAGACTCCAGTGGTTGTAAAAGTTCTATCAAAATATGGAACAAATACAAATTGAAACCGTTGTTTATTAATAAAAGATTCAAGTCTAAAGATATATCTGATGCTATTAAATATAATGGCTTTAGTACTATTAAAGAATGGATAATAAATGAAATAAACAATGAACGAAATAGATGAAGTATGGCTTCCAATAAAAGGATATGAAACTAGATATTTAATATCTAACTTTGGAGAAGTAAAGTCTGTAAAACATAATAAAACGCTAAAGAAAGAACTACGAAGAAATTACTGGAGCGTTCAATTGTTTGATGGGAAAAGATATAAACATTTTTCAATACATAGATTAGTTGGAATACATTTTATTTCTAATCCTAATAATTTACCTTATATAAATCATATTGATGAAAATAAGTTAAATAATTGTGTTAATAATTTAGAATGGTGTACTTGTTCCTATAATATTAATTATGGTACAGGTATAACTAGATCTAAAGAGAAAAGAAGCAAATGTGTACAACAGTTCTCTAAAGAATTGAAATTATTATGTAGCTACGTTTCTGTATCTGAAGCAGAAAGAAAAACTGGTATATATAATCCAAATATAGTAAAATGTTGTAAAGGAGAAAGAAAAACAGCAGGAGGCTATATATGGAAATATACTGAATAAAATTGGTTAACTAAAAATATTAACAAATGATATGGTTCACAGCAGATTGGCATTTCTTTCATGATAGAATACTAGATTTTCATCCTAAACGGAGAGAACTATTTGGTAATGATATGAAAGAGGTAACAGAGAAGATGATACAAAAGTGGAACAGTAGAATTGGTAAACATGATACTGTATATATTCTAGGAGATTTTGCATTTGGAACAACAGATGAAAAACGAAAACTATTTCAGAGATTAAATGGAAATAAAGTACTTATACTAGGAAATCATGATAAAGTATCAGATAATCACAGATGTTTCTTCAATCATATTACTCAGATAAAGAATATGACATTTAAGAAAACTGTGTTTCCATCGTTACCAAAAAATATTGAAGTAATTATGTGTCATTTTCCTATGTTCTCTTGGGAACATATTGAAAAAGGTAGTATAATGCTTCACGGTCATTGTCATGGTTCAGTAGATTTACAAAATTCAGCAGAATTACCTGACCACATTCGTATAGATGTTGGTATTGATAGTAGTTTTGCAAATTATGATTTTGTATCTATTGATAAACTAGCAAATTTCATAAAAAACTACATAAAACAATGAATATCTTTAATTATGTTTCTAAAGGATTGTGGAATATATTAGCTTTTCCATTTAAATTAGTAAATAGTAATTTTTTCATTACCTTTGGACATAAAAGGAAAACTATTTCCAGAAAATCTAATATTACTAATGATGTAGAGGAAAAGAAATAAACCTAGCGAAAGTAAAATTCGTAACGCAACACCAAATGAGTATAATGGTATTAAGTTTAAAAGCAAACTTGAGACATATACATATAAGAAGCTGGAAGAGTCGAAGATCAAGGCTGAGTATGAAACTCAACGATACGAACTGCTTCCAGCTTTTACTTTTGGTAATAAGAAATATAGAGCAATAACTTATAAACCTGATTTTGTAGGTGATAAGTTTATTATTGAATGCAAAGGCTATCCAAATGATGCATGGGCTTTGCGTGAAAAACTTTTTAAGTATTATTTGTATGTAAATAATCTAGATATAGATTATTATATAGTACATACGCAAAAACAAGTTGATGAATTGGTAAACAAGTTAAAAACATAAAAAAATTTACAGTTGATACTGTTTTATTTAATACTTATTTATAAACTTACTAAATTTCTACAGTATGAAAATATGTGGAATTAGTGACATACATGGGAATCTCTACAATGGAATTCCTGAATGTGATGTTTTGTGCATTTGTGGAGATATAGTTCCATTAAATGAACAAAGATCTATGGATGCTTCACTAAAGTGGTGGCAGACACGGTTTGCAAAATGGGTAGATAAACTACCTTGTAAAAAAATATTAGTAGTGCCCGGTAATCATGACTTTTACATAGAAAGTAAGTTAGGTGATGAATGGGAAAGTTTTGTAGAAGACTACGAACTTTATACTAATGGAAAAGTAAGATTCTTAGTAGATGAGTCATATACATATGAAGGTATAACTTTCTATGGAACTCCTTGGATAGAACCTATTAAGTTCCAAGAAGGTAGATGGGCATTTGAACTTCCAGCTGCTAAAATTAATGAGCATCTATATAATAAGATACCAAAGTGTGATGTATTAATTACTCACGATAATCCAAATTATAATCATAAATTAGACTATTATGCTTATGGTAAAGCAAAATTTCATTTGTTTGGGCATTGGCACAATGGCATAGTATATGAAGGATTAGCACAATATAATTGTTCAATATTAGATGACAATTATAACTTTAAAAAGAACTTGGAAATAGTAACAATAGATATTATGACTGAAGATAAAAGACAACAAATCATAGATGAAATTCTTCTACGATTACAAACAATATCTGATTTAACACAAACTATAGAGTTTTCTAATCAACTGAGTAGGCTTATACAAGATTATTCAGAAGAACTACGTGCAGAAATTCCTATGAAAGAAGATGAAGTTGAATGGGATACTTCAGGAAACTTTATTACTGACACTAATACAATAGAAGAAGACTTTATTGTAGATAGTAACATATTTGAAGAAACAAAAACAGCAGCATGAAAATAGAAATTCCGTATTATGAAGATAACACGCGAATATCAAATTCAGCAATTGGATGGTTTTTGAAGAAAGGACCGCGCTACCTCAAGGATATGCTTGATGGTAAAGAAGAAGGTATTAGTGGAAAGTATCTTGATAAAGGAACTATGATACATATGTACCTACTTCAACCTGATGAATTTTGGGATAACTATGAAGTGTTAGACTTTGTAGTACCTAAAGTAAATCAGCAAAAAACATTATGTATAGAATATGTTCAAGAACTAGTAGTAAACCCTCTAGAGGATACTGACAAGTTATTGCTTAAAAGTTATAACAAAGCTTATAGCAATAGTAAATCAGATGATAAAAAGCTAGAAGAAGCTAAGCAAATTATTGAAACATTCGCAGAATATATTGTATACCTTAAGCTCGAAAAGAATAACAAAAAAGTAATTTCATTTGCTGATATAACTATGCTTAAACATATTAAGGAGAACATAGAGAATCATAAGAAAGCAAATGAATTACTAACAAACCAGCCCGGTTTAGAATGTAACAATGAGTTTCATATAAATTGGGAATATGAAAAAGCAAATGTATCCTGTAAGTCACTATTAGATAGAGTCAAGATTGATCATTGTAATAGAAGGATTACATTAATTGACTTAAAAACAACAGCAGATGTCTATAATTTTAAACATTCCGTAGAGGAATATGATTATTATAGACAGATTGCATTCTATATATTAGCTCTTACTTGGTATTTTAAGGAAGAAGGTTATGATATAGAAGAATATGATTTAGAAGCATATATTATTGCTATTCAGAGTAATGGTAATAATGAAGTACGTGTTTTTAATATGTTAAATGAGAAAGAGTTATTGGATCGCAAAGACCTAATAGCAAATACCTTAGCAGAAATATCATATCATTATCAGACAGGTAATTGGGACCATACTCGTAAATATTACGAAGAAGATGGTACTGAAGAACTTGAATGATGTGAGTATATATATAGCTCCGTTATGTAACGATAATATTACTTGGGAAGATTTAACAGTAGAAAGTGGTTTTGTTAATGCGTTTACTAGTGATAAGAATAGACCTTATTTAGAAGATAAGGTCTTTTTTGTTTATGATAGTAGTGTAAACACTAAAGAATCTTTAAATAGATTTCTTAAGTTTAGACAGTTAGATACTATCTATAATACGCACTATATAACTATTAAGAAAAAACATTATACTGTCTATTGTTTTAGTAATCCTAAGTATAAAAAAGATATTGATAGGCTTCGTATAAATGGTAAAACTTATAATTTGAAAACAGCATTAGAAATAAACAGGTTTTGGAACAACGTGCCAGTTCCAGAATTAGAAGAGCGTTTGTTTTATAATCACTATAGATTTGGTGAGTCTATAGAAGCTGAAATACCAGAAGAAGACTATTATAGTTATATGGAATTTGGTGATGACATATAACTAATAAGCCTACTAGACAACTAGTAGGCTTTTCCTTTTTTGCAGTGTTCACTGCGAATTGATAATTTATATAGAAACTCAGAAGTTCATTAATTGATTCTATAGATAATTTCGTTTTGTTTTTGGATCCTAAGCTTCAAACGCACTCTTAAAAGGAGTTACTTTAATTATATTCTTTAATATAACAGGCATTCCTTTATACACTCCTCTATCTATTATAGTAAAAGGTGTTCTATCTCCAGTATATGCAAATGGATTTATCAGATTAATAAAGCTTGATAAATTATCAAACCAATTGAAAGCTGCTGTAGGAGATTTGATTAAAGAAATTAATTCGAATGGGTTATACATAGTTCTAAATTCAAATGCTGAACGCATAGCTAAGTACGTAATTGATTGTGTTAACCACATATCATAATCATCATCTCCGTCTACTAATGAAGCAAACGCAATAGCTACTGATGTAGAACCAGCTACCAACATTAACTCGTTAAGTACTCTTCTTACTCCATATTGTTCGTAGTCTTTCATATTATTATAATCTGCTAATAACTAAGTAAGAGCAAAGTGTTTGTTCTTTAATACGTTTGATAGGAATTTACCAGTAGATCTATAATAACCTTCTTCCATAGCACCAAGATCTAGATTATACTGCCTCTTCTTAAATCTATCCTATAAAGCAGATACCATAAAGTTACGATGTAATACTAAGTAAGACGCAATAGAACTTGCATGAACTGCTGCTTTATCTACTTCTCTCAAAGTACCGTCAATGCGTTTAGATAGTATATCAATTCTATTTCTAACATCATTTAAGAGTTTCTCAGTAACGTATTGTGTATATTTAGGATCTACTGAAACTTCACCTTTCTTATTGGTGATATAAGCATCATATAAGGTAGTAGGTAATTGTTTAAACGCCACTGCTCCTTTCTTTCTATCATCGGGATAGAATTTATCAATATACTACTGCTTAGATAAAAAACCTTCGCCATCTACGAAACGATAATTATGATAGATACTTATGAGAGTATGACTTTTAACAGTATAATCTGCCTGTGTATATCCAGCAAACCAAAAGTTCTAATTAATAGAACGTAGCACTTGGCTTTGATCTAATCTATCAAATAATTCCCTATTGTCTTTTACTACTTGATTCAACATTAGTAAATACGGAATTTTGCCATTTGGTATAGGATTACCAATATTAGCCATCATATCTGGAAGATGTCTAAAAAATTCACTCTTTGCAAAGTTTAAATCTTCTAGGTCAAAGTATTTACCCATTTTTGCTTCTAATGTAGTATATGTAGCATCTGTAAAGAAGCTAGTTCCTATAGACCATAAGTTACCAGATAGATTGACTTTAGTAACAAAACCTCTAGCTATATCTAACATTTTACCTACATTATACTCTTTACCAAATGCTTCTACCAATATAGGGCTCTTATTTCTACCATACATTAATCTATCAACTAATAGTTGTGATTGTTTGTAAACATTAGTAGAACCCGGACCTTTAACGTCTTTTCTTGTTTTAATTGATACCTACTTTAGAAGATTCAACATAAGCTCTACATCATCCTAATGTTTTGACATATTCTTGTAATTAGCCGCCATGTTATAATACTATACTGTTGCTGCTACAGCATCTGTAGATATAGTATTTGTATCATCTAACATTTTTATGAACCTTGTAGGTATTACTTTGATAGGATCTCCATTAGGCATTGTGGCAAACTCTTCTACGAAGTCTAAGTCATCCGCTTTAGTCGTAGCTAAGTCTTCAAAAGCATAACCTAATTTCGATAAAATACCATCTTTACGATTAAGTGCTTGCATAAATCTAGCAGGTATTTGAGGCATTCTACTGTCATTAGCAAACTACATGAAAGATACATAACTATTGGCTAATGACATTATTTCTTCAATCTAATTATATAGTTCTAATACCTCTGGTTTATTAGCCATAGCGTCATAAGCCTTCTTATTGTTATACTTATCTTTTTTTGGTTGTATCGCCGGACCGTTTGGATCCCAATTGTTATTATACCAATCAGAACTAGGATCTAATGTAGAATATTTGTTTATAGGAGCTCTTTCTGTATACTATTGTATATATTGAGGAAGCGGTTTTAGCTCTTTGTAATAAGATGCAGCCTACATATATCCTCTTTTGTCTTCATAATGGTTAGCCATAAACCAATCATTATAAGCCTATGTTCCCGCTTTCTTAGCATTGTCCATATCTATAAAATACTAATCAGTAAAAGCCATTTCTGCAAAATCACTGAACTTATCTGAATTATTTTCTGTTTCTTCCTTTGTTTTAAATTCAGTTACATCTGCGATATCTTGATCTAATTGTAATAGTGCAGCTTTTTCAGAATCAGATAACTAAGTAACATCTATTTTACCTGTACGTGGATCTTTAAACAGTTGTTGAAGCTGTCTTCTTTTTTGAACTAAATCCTAGTATATATCACTTTGTTCTACTTTATTTAGATTATCTATTCTGTCATAGAATTCCTAAGTATATTTCTCTACAGTGTTTCTATTTTCCCATAGCTTTAACTCTTCGGATCCTTCCCCATACTTACTAGCTACTTTGGCTCTGTCTGCATCATATTTAGCTTTATCTGTTTTATATTTTATATGTTCAGATACTAGCTTGTTAAATTCAGATAATTCTTTAGCTATTATAGCATCATCTCCAGTCTTCTCACTTCCATCTAGATTATATGGATTTGATAATAGAGATTTTTGTTTACGCAACTATTCTAACTGCACCTATTCAGATTCACTAAGTAAGTTAGTATATTCTACACCATCAATAGTAATAGGAGATGTTAAGTTATCAATGTATCTCTATACCTCATTCACAGCATCTCTGGTTTTTAACGATAATATTTTATTACGAGCCGTATAATATTCAGATTTATACTTTCTATCTGCATTTTCATTATACCAGTTATTTATAGCAGTATACCATTTATTCTAAATATCTTCATCCTGTGGTAGTATATATTGTCCATCACTGTCTTTTTCTATAGATAGTTTCTCTGCTAATTTCTATAAAAACTCTTTTCTGTTCTTACTCATCTGACCATAGTTAAGAGGCTTAACTCTTAACCCAGAATATGTACCATCATCAAGTTTTTCATATAACAATTTCTAAACATCGTTACCATACTTATCTTTAGCAACCTTTAATGTCTTAGTCAATTTTATACCAACATCTAGAGTTTCTCTATCCGTAGCATTTTTCACATCATTTAATGTTTTAGCAATAGTTTGTTGGACAGCATTATTACTATTAGTAGCCATACCAAACCAATTCATAAACATGTTAGAATCATGTTTGGGATCATCTAACCAATTTATAGTTTCCTGTATGATATCATTAGGCATTCCTTGCTACATTAAGAATGTCTTCAAATGCTAATAACCCTTACTTTTGAGAACATTAATAAATTTATTATTTACTTGATTAAGTTGTTGTTGTAATTGACTTAGATTATCTTTTATCTATTGATAGTTATCTTTATCCTTGAATAAATCTGTAGTATCTACTAAATATGCAATATCATCTACAAGCGGTTTGTAGAATCCAACATAATCGTTAGATAGCTATCTAATCTATTTAGAATTTATATCTTCAATTGGTTTATTTAAGAACTATATACTATCTTTAACTGATTCATCTATATGATCCATGAATTGTAACATACCTTGCTCAGTCTCAGAATTAGATAATTGCTGTATTAGAGTTTGTAGCTATCTCCATACTTTAGGACTTTTATTTGAGTATCTTTTAATAGCGTTAAGTCTATCTTTTAAACCCTTCTGGATCTTATTATAAGTATTAGATACTTCTGATATTACTCTAATCTGATCCTCATTAAGCAAATCAAAGCTTACTTCGTTATATGTTACTTGTGGCAATGTTAATACAGCGTCAACTATGGGTTCACCATTAGAATCTTTAGCATATTCTTCTTTACTCTGTATAAAATCTCTAGAGAATATTTTAGCTTTAGCTTTAATAGCTTCTTCTCTATTATCTAGTTTCTACATTAAATTGTCAAACAATATAGAAGGCTCCCCATTCGGAGCCTTATCTATACCATGACCATTATTCATATCCCAGATAGTATATGCAACTTCTGGTACAACTTTTTCTAGTTCCTTCCATTCAGGAAGATTTTTGTTTGGACATTTATACATATTATCTGGTTATTATAAATTACATATGAATTTTCTCAATGCTTCTTCAAGTTTATCTTGTGTGTTGACTTCATTATCTGTCATAAACTATGAGAATTCATTTAAGTAAGTCTATCTTTCTTCTGGTGTAAGATCCTCCATCTGATCAAGTACTTCACTTATTCTTGAATTTCCTTGTTCATATAATGCCATTAATTCAACTCCAGTTAGTGGTAAACTAGATGGGAATAGATCTGATTTATTTTCTAGACTAATATAGTTTTCAATCTACCCTCTAAAAGTAAGAGCATAAACATTTCTAATGGCTTGAATTCCTTCTTGCGTTATTTCTCTAGTACCTATACCTGCAAAATTAGGAGTAAGTTTTGGTGTAGTTACCTCTGACCATTTATGATCTCTATTCCTATACCATTTTAACCTACTTTGATCAAATACATATACATCTTTATTATTATCTATTGCCATTTGAACAGCCCAACCAGTACCACCATTTACAGTACCATTGTCAGCTATAGTTCCTATAGCAAATATCGCATCTGCATTCTTTACTTGAAACCAATTTCTTCTAAGTAAATTATTTACGTAATCTTTACTAGTAGGGAATAATCTACCTAATTTTTTATTAGCTTCCTTCAAGTGTTTGTCTGCTTCTGATAATAATTGTTTTCCTAATGCTGTATTACCATTAGGTGTTTTCTGACCTTCTGCATAATAATGTTTAGAATATACGCCATATTCTTCACCTATTTTACCCCACATAGTATCTGATCCAAGAGCACCTCCAGAATGATTAATGAATTGAGCATTCGCAGAAATTTCTTCTACAGGTTCTTCTCTTTCTTCTAATACAGGAAAGAATTCATCATCCATATTTACATCATCTTCTGTTTCAGTATATACTCTATCTTGTCTAGCTAACGCATAATTCATGTTCTAATAACTAGGTAGTTCTGTTATATGATGAATATAAGGAGCATCGTCTATCCAATCTTGTCTTTCTTGTTGAAGAGCCATATCTGCTAAAGCATCTTTATTATTCAATGCTTCTACATAATCCCATTCATTTTCTTTATTAAAATCAAATGTAGTTTCTCTTCCATACTCTACTATAGAGTGACCTTTATATTTATAACCTTTTTTAGATATTAAACCATATAAAGGTATATAAACAGTTTTACCGGGTTTACCATTAGGCTATGTCTCTACAAATGACTTATAACCAATTATGGTATAAACGTGCCAATTCTACGGACCGAAACCTAAACCATCTCTTAACTTAATATAAGGCGGAAATAACGGGAAAGATTCTTCTACGCCATCTTGATTAGCTACTTTAATCCAATTAATAGGTCTAATAGCTGGTTTATCTGATCCTACTCTCTGACCCATTATTATATTTGGCATAGCAGCTTTATCATTTATATATACCCCTCTAAGCTATTCATTGTTCTTACCACTATACATGCTAACTGGCTTAACCAAACTATCGTTAGTCCAATTGTTTAAGAATAAATCAGTTTTATTTTTATACCCTAGTTGGGAACCGTTTACCAGTTGATCTAATTTTCCTTGGATATAATCTGTATAACCTATTTCTTTTCTAAAACTATTTGGTAGATATTGGAAGAACGAATTCATTGAAGGATTGTCTCCTGATACGTAAAAAGCATATATTGCTAAATCTCTAGCTAACCTTTTAATTTCTGGGTTTGGATCATCTAGCAATTCTCTCCAGTAATTAATAAGATTATTAGCCTGAGATTGGTCAGAACTTAATAATTCAGAAGTATCAATAAAATCTAAACCATCATGTGTTATATTAGGTAGTAAATAATTTAAGAAGTCATTATTTATGGTTCCGTCAGCATTCAACAAATATTTATATTCTCCCTTAAATATCATATTTTTGAACTTATTAAGCCTCTTAGCTATACTATTTCTACCGTAGAACAAACCTTTTACATCAATGTTATTATCTTCTACATATTGATTGAAGAATTCAGCTTTCAGTTGAGCCTCCATTCCAGATATAATTGGATTTAATAGTTTAGAGTTTGCGTTATTTTTTCTACCAAGAAGTGATAATACAGTATTATACTAGCTAATAAAGGTATCAGTATTTCTAAATAGTAAATTCCTAAATATAGAAGATCCAAATGGAATACTATTTTCTGTTTTTCTAGCTATAAAAGTTTCATCATAAAAACGTCTTACCTCTCCCGGAGCAAAGTGACTCTCTTCTGCTAGATCTTGCATACCATTATAATATATTTGTTGTTCTGCAAACGTTTTACCAGTTTTTTTAGTATCTATCTTGGAGTACTTTACTAGATTAGCTAGATCATCAGCATATGGTTTAAGAGCAAGCCAAGCGTAATATATACCTACTTGTCTCTTATTCAAATCATTGTATGCTCCATTATTCAACAATAACTCTCTACAATAGCTAGTTTCTTTTCCATCTTCATCAAAAAATGTTTCGAATAAGTTTCTATAGGCGTTAGCTTTTAACTCTGGGTTAGAATTAATATATTGGAATCCTTTCCTATAAGAACCAGTTGGATCATACTTATCAAGTACAGACTCTATTGCTTCTTTCTCAAGCTGCGATGGTGATTTAGTTCTATCTACTCCATACTTTCCTTTAGTTTTAAGAACTTCTTCTGCCATTTCTTTCAATATAGGTTGACCTACAAAATAGAATGCCCATTTACCTTTACCTGTACGTAGTAAAAAGGATACCATGTTATATGTCCAAGCGTTTACATTAAGACGTACAATATATGGGTCCTTAGCTATATCAACAAAACCATTAATCATAGCAGATAACCAATCTAATATTCTACCACCCTTTTTAGTACCTACTGTAGGATAATCGTATATTCTACCAAGATCTACAATCTTCATAGCTTCTGTAAATGCATTACTTTCCATCTTTAAACCTACTAACTAAGTAAGAATATGATGAGCATTATTCAATGCAAATGGTCCAATACCTGCTTTACCTCCAGTATATTCTGCTTTTCTAGCTTCTTGATATGAAGGAGTATATACTTCAAATGGTTGTACATGATGCACTTCTCTATTACTTTCTATATCTTTAAGTACTTCCTTTGTATTCTCAGTAGCATTATCAATAGAAAGTTTGAGAGAGTTAGTATTATCTTTAGTAAGTAGAACTTTCATGTATGCATCAAGCATTTCATTCTTAATAGCATTTGCTACCTACTCAGTGTTATTAGCTATACTATGGTTCATCTTTACACCATCCTCATTATATGAGAATCTGGCTACATACAACTTATCAATATCAAAGTCAGAACCAGTTAGCTTAGTAAAGTCTTCTGGAAGCATTATTGTATCTCCCATTATCTCAGGAAATACATCTACAAATCTAAGAGGAGATATAGAGGCAATTGACTGTGTAGGAATACGATAACCTATAGAATTAGCAGTAGCTTTTTGTCCTATTATATCATGTTTAATTAGCCATTCCCTAGCTTGCCTAAATGTCATCTTCTTATAGTTAGGTATAAAATGCTTAAACAGGTTTATACTTACTACTGCATCCATAGAGCCTTCTTCGTTTATAGCTTTTAAAGCTCTACCATCATTTATCATACTAGGAGTAATAACATTCTTACTAGTAGCTTCTAACCCGAATGCAGAACGCTGAATAAATGCACCTCCCGGCATGTGTACATCAATCACTTCTTTGTTGATCATAGAAATGAATCTACTTTCCAACCATTTGTTATCAGATAATGCTGATAATGGTATAGTAAACGCATTATTTTTAGTATTTAAACCAGAGATAATATTATCATTGGCATCAGATTCTCTTGCATCAGCAGTAAGCATTTCTCCTAATGCTGTTATATTTACCTAACCGTCTTCAGTAAATAGTTGACCTTGTAGTTTAGCTTTACCTATATCAGACAATCTATTTAGAGCATTCATTACTGTGTCCTTAATAGTTTGTCCAGATACTTGTTCTCCTTCTTTACCATACATATCATTCATACGTATGTTAGATAGATTAACCTTCATGAACTGTGTACCAGCCATAGTTTCCTCATGAGTATGAGGATCTGTAGCTAATTGCTGACGTAAGTATTTAAACTTCTGAGTATATGTAACAAGATTATTAAAGTCATTTAGAGTATTACCTTCTCCACTTTGTAATTGATCTGTTAAATGAGCCGATAATACAGTCTGTCCATCTTTTAACTCTATTTCACTGTCTTTAGCAGCTCTGTATGCTTTCATTGGTGCTCTAGATCCAGCCTTAACAGCAGAATCAAACATAACCATATCAATTCTCCTGTTAGGATCTTCATCCATCATCCTATCATACAAAGCTCTTATATCTCCAGTAGCTACAGATTTAAATAATGGGAACAAAGCCATTTTATTAAAATAAGGTATTCCTAAACCGGGAATTTCATTAAATCTCGTACCAAATGCCATATACTTCATAGCATTAAGTATTACCTTATTAGCTCTCGCATATAACTCAGGATTAGAATCCCACTGTTCAGCAGTATCTTCATTCATAAGTATATCGAAAGCTTCTTTTATTTCAGGGCTCCACTGTCCACGCATTCTAAGAAGATCCCTAGTCATTATAGGGCTTATATAAACAGCAGCATCCGCTACGTTTATTCCCTCTTTATAACCTCTGACTTCTACTTCAGCAGCTTGTTTGGCTATTTTTACTTCTTCTGGATATTGTTTCTCTATTTCTTGTATAGATAGATCCTTAACTTCATTCCAAGCCTCTTCACCATTCATTTCTTGAATGGTTTCTTTTATATTACCTAAAGTAAATAGATTACGATATGTATAATATTGTTTACTTTGGATTTCATGATCTTTAAGTTCAGCTACTACGTATTCTTCTCTCATAGGATCATTATTGAAGAAGTCCAATCTATTATTAGTACCAGTAGAAGTTAATGAACCAAGACGTTTAATCTTATCTACAGATAAGTCTAGTATACCAGTTCTGTCATATTTTACTTTATAGTAAGCAGGCGCTCCATTGAATATTTTCTCTATTTCACTTACAGATATAATGCTATTGATAGTATAATCTGCCAACATGTCAAATATTGCGTAGCCTTCTGCATTATTAGCGTCCAATGATTCATATGCTTGTTGTCTTTCTGCAAGCACATTATCATCTAATAGTTTGTTTCTAATACTCCAGATATCTAGATTTTCATTAATTTCTATAAGTCCTAAATCTCTAGCTGTCTTTAATTCATCCTTCATTCTTCTATTGATCAGTCCACTTATTAATTGTTTCTGAGTATCAATAGGAGCATTAAAGAAATAATCTTTAGCAGTCTATAAATTTTCTATAGCAGATTTAGATGGATCGTTAAAATCTATGAACTTCCCATTAACATATACTCCGGTTAAGAATAAGAATCTAGCGCCATTACCTTCTAACGTTACAGTATGCTCTATACCTTTATCATCTTTATACTTATATTTATTAGGAGTATGAAAGTTCTTAATTCTGCGAGATGGATCTAACCAGTCATTATTTACAGTTCCATCTGCATTATAATGAATGTTTTTATCTTTATCGTAGTGAGTGGGATCATCATCAATTTGTCTTAAACATAACTCGATCTAGTTTAATTCATCTTGACAATAACCTATAATTGTATCTAATGATTGTTCGCCGTATAATATGTTAACACCATTACCTGTTTTAGTAAATCTAATTCTTTCGTGAGGCAATTTAATTCCTCTAATGAAATGATATGTCTTCTTATCTGCTACTGTAGGGAATATTATTCTATCATTAAAGATAGCAGTCATTTTTGCAAGGTAGTCTTCTCTTTGAGTTATATTAAAGTAATCTCTACCAGCATCATAACTAGTTTCATCTTTAAAATTAATGAAAGTCTCTACTTGTATATTTTTATTGCCTTTTCTTACTGCACTCAATATAATAGAATGCTCATTATATACTACAGCTTCTAGATTATGGAACAATTCTGGATCAGTTATTAATTCGTTTACTCGGTCTTTAGCAAAATTGTTCTGAGAAACCATATAATAAGTATTACCATCTGGACCTAAACTACCCAATCCTTTATCTGTAGCATGTACAAACGCATAATAGTTAGCTAACGCTTTGACATAACCAACTTCATTCCATATCTATGTAGGTAATGTATCTTTACCGCTTATAGTTATAGCAGACAGAGTGTTGTCTGGTTTTATAGCATCTTGAATTATCTTTAATGTATCAGATATTTTACTTAATCCGCCAAAGTTAACAGTATTTACTACGAATGTATTTAATAAAGTATATGGATCAGATTTAGGATTACCATAATCACCAGATAGCAACATCTTGTTTATGGTAGGTTTATCCATTCCAATTCCTACTTCTTGCAATATAGAAACTATGTAATCCTTAAGTCTTTCTTGATTCTGAGTTTCATGTAAATCAAAGTTACCATCCTTAGTACGTATAATACCCTTGTTATTGACAAATGCTTGTTTGATCATACTAAGTGCATTAAGAACTGTATTTATTTTACTCTTAGCATTATCCTGTGCAACTACTATACCATCCTCGTTATATTTAAATATACCAGAATTTTCAAACATATTCCTAGACCATACTTTAGGATATTGCATAGCCTTCATATCAACAGTATTGTCTGTTAATTTCATAGTCGTCATTCCAGATTCATCTTGTGATATCTTTGCAGTAACATAGTTGTTTATATCAGAAGTAATCACAGTTTCTAACTTGGTTAACATAGCTTCTGCCTTTATAGCAACATTAGGATCTGGATTAGTAGATCTTTGAACTAAATCTGCGAACTTTATTAACAATGATGCATAGAATTGATCATTTTGAGACAGTAGAACTATTCTATCCATAATATTGGCAATAGTTCTACACCCAGCTAAGTCTTTCAATACATTATTCCATGCAGTATTAGAATCTACAAAACTAGGAAACTTGGTAACTGCGTCTATCTTAGCTGAATAGGTACCATCTGTATTTCTTTGTCTCATTGGTATGGTCTAGAAGAAGAACTTAACTTCGGCGGGGGCATTATCTTTAATAGATATGTTCATTCCCTCTACTGTGTGTTGTCCTATATCTATTCCTTCTTCACCCTCTTCCTTAGCTGTAATATCATCATTGTCTATAGCTCTTATGTTTAATGACTTAAGTTTAGAAGCTATAGCTGGAGCAAAAATATTATCGAAATTGTCATAAATTTCAGTAAGGGCTTCGGAAGGAAATTTATTTTTCTAAGCTTCTACTATTAATTTAAGTCTTTCAAAACTATAATCTTTTGGATTAATATCAGTATAATCAATGGATTTACCTTCTACAAAAGAGCATTGGAAGAAAGCATAAGTGAGACTTTTTACTATGTCGTCAAACTGTTTAGTTTTCGTAATAGTCTTAAATTGGTAACCGTTCACTTCGAAGTTAGGACCCTCATCACTATATATTGATTTAAATCTTTCTACATTAGCATCATTAGGTTTTACACCATAGTATTTACCTCTATTAATGTCTGCATATACTTTAGCTAAAGTATATTGACCTGTTCTAGCCCATAGTTTAATAAAGTCTAATATACGTCTAAACCAATTCTTTGTATCAAAATCATATTTAGCAGCATCATTTAACATAAATTCTCTGAACTGTTCTGCTAAGATTTCATCTATAGCCGCATCAGAGAGATTTGACTTGCTCTTCTTCTTATATCTATCATATATCTTTCTTCTATGTTTTTCATCTATGCATAGCTGAGATACTCTATGCCAAGCCTCATGAAATTCTACTCCTTTTGGAGCATCATTATACAATTTAATAGAATCTACAGTTACTCTACCTACTACACTTTGACCTGCTTCCGTAACATCTATAACATAATTGGTTATTTCTGGAGTAATGCCAAGAGTTTTTTCTATCCACTGTTTAGCTTGATCTACATCCATCTTTTCTGTAGCATTATACCATATTCCGTCTTTAACAGAATCTTCTACAGTCATATTAGGACCACGTTTCTTTCCATCTAATATCTTATAGATTTCACCAAGATCAAGTTTCTATTGATTACCTTGCTCATCAGTATAACTGATACTTTCTTTTCTAAAGTCCCTTTCTACAGCCTCACTGATATGTTGCTGAGCCTGTTGCTGTTCAGACCTCTATGACTTACTTTGGATAGTAACATCATCTACATATATGTTAGCATCTTGTAAAGTATCAGCAATATCAGTCATAAGTATACCTTGTTTGATATACCAGCCTAATACGCTTATACCATTTGGATTAGTTTTTGATACAACTCTCTTACCATCCTAATATTCTATACCAAAATCTTTAGGAGTAAATTCTATTTCTTCGGGAACAATAACCAATTTATCTACATTGCTGTTCTTGAAAAAAGAGTGCAATGATTCAAAGTGAGGATCCCTGTTTTCATTCTGTAAATCTCCACCTAACCAATTTTTATTAAGACCATCTTCATCAATAGCATAATGGAAATTGTCCATTATGTACTGTTTGGCTTGCTCTCTTATATTCTTGTCAGTTAATAGATCACTTATACTGTATGTAGTAGTACCAATTACTACATTATTATTATCATCAATATAGAATTGTTTTTTAAGTCTCTATTGAATTTGTTCATTATTTAATCTAGTGTCTTCAGGATTAGTAGCAGTATGTGAACCAAAGTTAACTATAAAGTGCAACAGCTATTTTGGATTAATAGAAGTTTGTACTCCATTAGCATCTGTGTAAAATTGATCATTACTGGTTACTAAATCTAATATTAGATCAGCTACTTTAGGTTGGTCTTTAAAGTACTTGTAATTAAGCTGAATTGGTTTATCTATCATTGCACCTTCTGAATTAGGAGCTTTTATAATCCAGAATGGTTTACCCATAGACTTACCATTATATGATAATACTCTATCTTTAAGACGGATAATAGATTTACCTTTAGGTCCAGTGCTAATACCCATCTCAGTATTACTTGGATTAATCTAATACGGATCCTTTACTTTCTACCAAGCAGAGTCAATTATATTTCTATTCTTAGGGGTTCCATCAGCATTTACTTCATTCACAATACTACCTGAAGTAGTTCTTATAAATGTTGGAACTATCTGTAGATCTGTATCGAGTTTTACTTGTTTGTTCAATTCAAGTATTTTGTTTCTAAGATCCTACAGATTCTTCTTAATGTACTGCTGTTGTTCATAAGGTAATCTATTGAATCTACCTCCTCTTTTAGCTACTAAACCTGTCTCTGTTCTAACAGAAGCTACATATTCTTTATCTTTATACTTAAATATTGCATATATAGCATCAGATGTAACTCCATTTTCATTAGTATATGGTCGTACTTCAAAGTGTACTCCGTTTTTAGTAACTTCAGATACAAAGTCTGGCGCTGCACTTATTTCTGAGAATTCCTTATTATTAAGGTATTTTTCCATACCTTGGAATTTATTATAAGTTACCACAGTCCAATTACCATCTTTATCTTGTGAAATTCTACTTAAACGGTAGTTTAATTCATGAGAATATGGATCTAATTGTTGATCATATGTTAAAGGAGCTACCTTGTCGTTATCCTTATCAGTTATAGGTTCTTCCATAGGTACTGTTACTTGTTCTACTGGTACTTCTGGTTCTGCTGCCTAATCTATAGCTTTAGCATCTTCGTCACCAATCAAACCTCCTAGTATAGAACCTAATGTAGGTATATCTCCAACTTGGGCTGGCTATGTCTTTGTTTCATCCTGTACTGGAATAGTACTTGGAGCTTCTTGAACTTTAGTAGGAGTTACATCATTCTATTGTTCAGTTAATTTATGTTGTTTATCCTTAATTCTTTCTAATTGTTGATGAATATAGTATTCTCCAGAGCTTATAAAATCACTATATGCTTCCCACATTTCTACTGATTCCTTAGTTTTATCTATTAATTGATTAGATTTTTGAGTTAACGCTTTGACTAATTCTTCTGCTTTAGGTGTTGCTCCATTTTCTCCTACTTCTTCTTCTAATTGATTACGAAGATTATACACCTCTTCCCAAGCATCAGCTACTTCACTATGACGATTAGAAGATGCTAACCTAGATTGTGCAGCATTATCAGAATAGTTTTTTGTATTTGGGAATAATAATTTATATGACTGCTGAAGTTTCATATTAGCGTTTTTATAGGCATCGCCAAATGTATTGTCTGGATTTAAAACAAATTTATTATTTCCCCTAGAATCTCTTTCTTGAGTAAAATACTATTCTCTATTCTAAACTACCTATCTTCTTTTATCAGAAATATCAGTGGGTTCTTTAACCTCATCCTCTATAGTAGAAGGTACTGGTTCTGGTGATTGCTCATACACTTCAGGTTTGACATCTTCAGAATCTTGTTCATTCTGCTTTTCTGTTTTACCTGAGTATAAGTCATCCAGACGCTACATAAACTTATTACTAGCATCCTCTACATCTTTCCACTTATTTATCTTAGCCTATATGGCTTCTTTATCTGTGGATTCCATAATAGTTTGTTCCATTTCAGCTCGTCTAAGATCTAATTCAGAAGCTATAACTTTCTCATAAGCTTCTTTTAAATCTTGATGCAATGATGGAACCTCTAAATCTTCTTCCTTGATACCCAGAGCTGTAACCTGTTTTTTCAGATTCTCATACTGTTCCTAGAATGATTTAATATCTTTGTTAAGCATTCCAGCAAACTGTACTACATCTGCTTTTGATGTTTTAGTACCAGTATGTTTTTGTATCTACTCTAGTTTAGTCTTTTGTTTATTTTCAAACTCGTTATATAACTGGAACATAGTATCAAGTTGAATTTTAGCTGCTATAGCGCTTCTCATAGTAGATACTTGATCTATATCTTTTATATTAAGTTTCTCAATGTATTCCTATACTTGAGGACTATAATACAGTAAATTATCAGCTTCACTTCTGTGTTCAGTAGCAGTAGCTCTAGCATCTCTTACTTGCTGATCGTGGTGATCTTTTAAAGCTACAAATATATCATAATCTTCGGTTCTTGGATCTATGTCTAACTGTTGAGCTTGTGCTACAGTTCTATTAGAGGTAAATATATTATACATCTATCTAGCTCTTTTCTGTTCTTCCTAGATTTCAGCTACATCTATACCATCTATTTTAGAGTTAACAAGATTATCAAACGCTGTTTCAACAGTATTCCATTTACCTTCTCTTATCTTAGAACCATATAGTATGTTCTTACGAACTTGATCTTTCTATGCCTCTCTATCTGCATATAAAGCAGCTAAGAATCTATCACCAGATATCTGATCATTTAAAGGTTTAATACTAGTTGCAGTACCTATTACAGAAGTCATCAAACCGCCTAATAGAGCACCACCTTTAAAGTTCTCCATAAACTCCTAGTCATCTGAATATACTGGATCCCATGGAGTAATAGCAGCAAATACAGATCTAGCGCCAGTACCTAAATTACGTACGTAGCTACTGATCAGATTAGGATCAGACTCAAAATCTCCATCTATATATCTTTGACCTTTTATATACTGAACTCCTTCCTCTGCTCCTTCTAAAGCCGATGTTATTACAATTCTACCAGCTATATCTTTTATTGCCTTTCTTCTAGTAAGTCTAGGCAGTTTGTCTATACTCTCTATGCCAAATGCTACAACATCGTCAATTCTATCTGCTAACTGTTGTTTAAGATTTCCAGTTTTACTAGCAATTACCTAAGCTGTTTTACCATATTTGCTGTTAGCAAGTTTTTTTAAAGACGATAATCCTCTTACTTTTTTAGCTATAGGACCCAATGGAGTTACTTCTAGTACTGTCTGAACTATATCACTTCCAGATAAAGCCATATTGTCTGTATAAAGAGACTTTAAACCATCCATTTTATTAAGTCTTATACGGTTTAAAGAATTGTTATTTACCTTTACTTTATTAGACAATATTTGATCATACACAAAATCATCATTATCTATTTGTTCTTGTGTATAACCCATTTCTTGCATTTGAGATTTAGCATCTTTAAGTACCTGTTTGTCTATACCATCTTTTTTAGCAGAATTCATTACATTCTACTTATAGTTTTGATATACTTCAGCTTTAGATTCTTGATCTCTTGCGTACACATTTCCTGTTACAAACGCAGTCAATGAGCCTAAAGTACCCATAACACCACCTGCTCCTCTTGTACTAAACATAGCACCAAGAGTACCTATTAACTAGGAGCCAGCGCTAGAAGCAGATGAACCTAAAAGACCCGGTAGTTTATACAGATACGTGTCTATATCCGTTAGATCCATACCGGGAGAATTCTTCTTATCACTATAATATTGAGATGTCATTTTACTTTGCCAATATTTTGCAAAGTTTTTATATTTCTCAGCTTTCTTTAAGGCATCATCTCTTCTGGCTATTACGCCTTGTCTATCTATTTCACCATCACCTAATACAGTTTGTATGTTCTCTATTTGTAAATCTATAGGTTTACCGGCAAATCTTTCAGGAAATATATTATCACTAACAGCTTGATCGTTGAAATCTTTAGCCAGTAACTTATCATAGTTAGATTTATTATTCTATACTTTGATAGATTCTTCTCTTAGTAACTATTTATTTTCTGGAGTATTAGCATTAGGATCCGTCTCCATAGCTTTACGTAACTAAAGGATATTTTTTATTCCTTCCAAATACTGTTGAGCTCCAGTTAATATATCATAGTCTTTCTGTAGAAATACATACTCTCCCAGAGCAGTATCTTTATTAGTCTCATTTCTAGTAAGATTCCAATCATAGAATGCGTTAGACAAATAATCTGAAGCACCAAATGAATCTGGTGCACTATCCTGTGTAGGTATATTTGACATAGTATGAACATAACTATCTAAATCCGCTTTGGGAGATAGATAGTTACTATAATCACGACTTCTTTGTCTTACACTATTGATCAAACTAGGATCATATATTTTTTGTTTTGCCATATTAATTATACTCCTGATAATAATTGTTCTGCTGAATCCATATAAGTATCTTTTGCCTATGAAGCACCGCCAAGTCCAGATTTTCCTCCTTGCCAAGATTGATTTACTCTTTGCCAGTATTCTGAAGATATATCTTCCTTAGGTAATACTTTATAACTTTCAATTTCATAGAATTCTTTTCCGTCGTCTCCTACTTTTTCGGTTACTTTTCTACCACCAAATAAATTTTCTATAGACGATCTAATGCTCTATACAGTAGTTGGAAAGTTAGTAGTGTCATATTGCTTTCCTCTAGGTAACGAGAATATACCAGTGCTAATATATCTAGTTATTTCATCCTTAGGTATTCTTATCTTTCCAGATAAAGCAAAATTATCTCCTATTTTAATAACTCCGTTATCTGGTTTAAACTGCACATCCTTAAGCTTTCCACTTTCTACTAATTCTTTCAAAGGGAAGTCTCCACTTCTAAATGTACCAGCTGCTCTTTTAATCTCTCTAGGTTTTACGTCTGCTGCTATATTAAATATAGTTTCAGGCATCAAGAATCCATTACTAGAATCAAAGTTAAATATTTCGTTGGTAGTACCGTTATCATTTACAACTGTAGACGGTCTTCCTCCTACTGCTGTTAGTAACTCATCATCTTTAGTAATACCTATTTTACCTTTAATAACATCTAACGCTGAATTTATACCAGATAAATATTTCTCTGTATTAAATTCTTTATTAGTAGATACGGATATTGGAGAAAACCCTGCAACATTTTGGAATTCACTTCTTAACACATACTTATTACCCTGTTGCAATAATCTATTTTGATAATCTTTAGCCATATTCAGGGCAGTATTGTAGTTAACAAAATCTTGATCATCTCCGGTTGCTTCATATCTCTTAGCATATAGACTAGCCATTTCTCCTAACTGCACCATTTTGTCAGTCATATTATCTATATTTGCTAAACCTTTTTTAGCATCTTCTGCTATCTTAGTATTGGGATATTTGGTAATAAGGCTCTCGATATAACCTCTATAACCAGTATCTAATCTAGCTCCTATCTTATTCTTAACAGACTTATACATAGTATCATTAAGAAAATCAAGTCTTGTAGGTTGAGGTTTAACTATCTCAGTACTACCTGATCTTGTCATTGAATGTTTAGCTTGAGCTAACCAATATGGATCTACAGTTTCTTGTTCTACTATTCTATCTCTTTGAGAATCAGCTATCATGGTAGTAAATGCTTCTCTAGCTATATCTTCATTACCGTTAGCAGATCTTAATGCATCTTCATAATACTTTTGACCTTGTGGAGTTCTGATTAAGTCATTGAATCTAGCGTCTGCTATACCTTTCAAAGTATCATAGGTAATGCCTTGTCTTTGATATTTTACTCCATCTTTATATACAGGACTAAGTGTACTAGGTTTTAAGTTATCAAAGTATGCGTTACTCAATGCATTAGCTGTTAAATACTCTATAGGAGCAAGATCTGTCATAATACCACCTTCTAAAGTATTCCATTCTCCTATATTTATATCATCCCAATTCTAATTATATTTACCAGCAGCCCTCATCTGAGCTATCATCTTCTGTCTAGCATCCAGGTTTTCAGCACTCTGTTTTAGCTTACTTAATGAAGAATAATCCACATTATTAATTAACGACTGTAAACTAGATCTAAAGGAAGCATCTTTTAAAGCATCTGGATTGGATACCATTTGATTTATAGCGTCTTGTATATCCTATCTACCAGTAGTAAGATCATAATATCTTTGAGTATCTATAGCAGACGGTGATCTAAATTCTCCAAACTTCTACAACTATGCTCCAAATTGTTGAGCAGCTCTATCCATTTCTTCTTTCTGCGCTGCACCAATTCTAAACAATTCTCCAAAATTAATTGGAGCATAAGTATTAATAAACTAAGCCTATGCGGCTTGATCGTACATATTTGCTGCCATATTATCTTCTAAATTTACTCATTAAGTTAGAATAATCTTCTGTCTTATATATAGATTCTAAGAAAGGAGCATATGCATCCAGCATAGCCATGTCTCTATACTTTTGATTATTCATTAATCTTCTGTTTTGTGCGTAGTTACTTATCTGTGATAAAGCTTCTCTGTTAATATTTCTAGCTGCCGCTCTACTTCTAGCATTCAGATCAGTAGACATATTACGAGCAGATACAAATTGTTGTCCTAAATTGTTAAGAGTATTAGCGTATTCACCTTTATATTGATTCTCAATATTACTTTTCTGTGAATATAAATCTGCAATAGCTTTATCAGCAGCTACCTGACTTTGTAATCTGTAAGCCATACTAGCTCCTGTATTTGTGTTAGATTGAGAAGCGTTGTAGTTTGATATAGCTCTATTCTCTCTGATAGCTCTTCTAGCTGGAGTAATATCATATTTTCTACCAGCCATAGTACTAAGTATTTGACTAGAATATGGATTATATACTGTATCAAAACTTTCTGCAGTAGTTCCTAAATTAGATAGTACTGGAGTTAAAGCTGCTAAATCTGTTAATCCTTGACCTAATTTTCTCCAATCAAAACTATTTCTAATACGTGGGCTCCTTGTAGAACCTGCTTCTGGTACTTCAGATGATACTGTAGAAGGAGTAGTATAGATTGTTTCCTGTCCAAGTCTAGAAGGGTATTCTGCACTCAAATCTAACATATTATCTATTAGTGGTAGATAAGTAGTAGTTGCATTAGTTCTAGTAGATCTAGTAGCAGCAGGTACAGTAGTAGCACTTGATGCTGTTCTTTTACGAGTAGGAGATGCTGAATAGCTTGTAGGTATTCTCTCTGTTCCTAGTCTATCTATAGTCTCATTACTAAGATCTAATTCGTTACTGACAGTATCTACCATATTTGCTCTAGGTCTTCTAGCTATTCTATTGGCTGCAGTGGCTGATGCTGAAGCATCTACATTCGGCAAATTAATGGGTAACTCGTTTAATTTATAATTACTTCCACCAACTAGATTGTCCACATTAGCATATGGGTTTAGATCTGTTGTAGTAACCACAGTTGGAGCAATATATCCTTTAGCGTTCGGACCTAACCAACTCCTGCTAGACGGATCATACATGTATTGTTCTTTGCCTACTTTTCTATATTTTCTGGTAGTTCCACCATCCTCGAATCTATCTATAGATTGATTTTTAGAACTCTTTATAGATTCTTGTAGATTAAATAATTGATCATGAATCATTTGATCATTCATCTAATTCAATTTGGCTGAATTCTCAGCATATTTGTCTTTGCCTTTACTTTTCTTTTTAGACATCATTCTTTTACCCATTTGTGCAAATGTTTCTTTACTTCCGGGCACTTTCAAAGTATCACTTAATATTCTACTGCCTTCCGGAATATTTACTAAATTACTATCTGTAGGTTTACCTTCTTCTGGTACTTCTAATATACTACCATCTGGAGTATTAATAAGCTCACCATCATCTACATAAGCCAGACTAGAAGTAGTACCTCCATATGCCATAGTATCTACATACTGATCATATGTTTCATTCCAATCGGCATTCAATAATGCACTATTTTGCAATGCAAACCTATTACCCAATACTCTTTCTTTTTCTCTTCTGTACTTTTCTCTAAGACCTTTGTTCTGTACAGCTCCTTTAAAACCAGTACCCAGTGTAAGAGTAGGATCTTCATAGAATCCGTTTACTTGTACTTTACCACTTTTACCTATGGAACCAACTACAGCTCCGCCTATTCCACCAACAACGGCTCCAACAGGTCCTAACGCTTCTCCCATTTTAGCTCCAGTAGCTGCTCCCTTAAATACACTCTATACAGATTCTTTAGCAGCTTCTCCACCAGTAGACGCATTAGAATTACCCCCTACTAGAGTTAACATATCACCTGCTCCACCTATCATTCCACCTGCTACTCCCATTATATTAGGACTTGTACTAGGATTATATGGTTGTGTCTGTATAGGATTTCCAGATAATTTCTATGGAACTTGAGCAGACATTACAGGACTAATAGGTTGCAAAGGATTGCTAGTTATATTCTAGTATCTTGACTTTATATAATCACTATTAAAATTATACCCGCCCATTTGGTATTTATTTATCTTATTCTTTTTTTTCATTATACTAATGAGTATCTATATGTTGTATTAATATTAGGGAGAGTAAAGTTGTGTTGTTCTCCACAATTCAAAGTAAGATCACATATCAAGTACTTACCTCTTAATCTGCCCGGATATGATAACGTATCATCACTATTCTATTCTCTACCTATAGCAAATCTATATGTATTTTCTCTATGATCTATAGCATAACCACCATCTACATAATCCTAAGTAATAGTACCTACTTGATCTGTAGTTCTAAATGTAGCATCAGTAAGCATTCTCTTTATGTCTCTAAACTAACCACTAAAGAATACATTGTCAAATGTCTTAGTATATAGTATATCTTTATTAATAATATACTGTATCTTACACTCCATTACATTTAACGCACGATCTTCGGTTTGCATCACTTTATTGTCTTTGATATATAACAACTTGTCAGAAAATTTCAAGTGACCAGCAGGATTCTCAGTATAGAATGAAGTAAAACTTTGGGTATATTCATTATATACTAGTGTCTTAGTATTGAAACAAAATCTAACTTCGTTGAATTCATTATCATAGAATGAGTCATGAACTACAAAGTTGGGATTTGCGTTCAAATAAGTCTATACTCCTTTCTCTTTAGACAACTTATGTATAGTATCAGAGAATTGGCATAACTCATTTTTATCTCTATCATGCCAATATAATGCAAAGTCAGAATTAGTTATACTATTGTCGTTTATAACAGATGATCCATTACCAGTAGTAATATAATCATACCTTGTTAATATACCACCAGTACCTAAAGTAAGCTCACTAATATTATTATCAGTAATAAGAGATCTATCATTTACAGATGCTATTCCAAATGCGCTATCTTGCCAAAAGAATAGTTTATCATTAAATGATTTAAGATTAGTTATCTTACCATACTGATTATCTACATCTAGGTAATCTGCAAACTTAAACTGTAACCAACTATCTGTTACTTCATTATTAATCTTAGCTTGTGAATATACAATTCTATTTATATTATTAGCGTTAGTTATTGCATAAGCAGATTCAGTAACATATTTCTTTGCATCTCCTTGAACAGAATATGCATCATTATATGCATAGTATGGTTTAGTCTGTTTATTATAATTACCTAACGTACCTCCATCTATAGTAGTACCTAAATATGGATTAGTATAATCATCCATACCTTCACAGCTGCGACTAGTAGTTTCACCATATTGTAGTGCAAGATTAATACTACTTTCTACTGGTATATAGTCTGTGCAACTTATCAACGATGCTCTATAATCTCCATTACCCGGATCTGGGAATGCGTTGGCAGTCCTATGATCATGAACGCCAATAAAAGTATCACCACCATATACTAAAGATTGACCACCACTGGGTCCTATTGTAGTAAATGAATTAGTACTAATATATGTAGAGTTAGTTCTAGCTATGTAACTATTACCACCATATGGTATGTTACTAAGTTTTATATTTACTACCGGTAATTCAAACCATGCCTTATTCAAGAATATATCCTAAGAACCTATTACACTTGTTATATTGTAATTAGCTTGTATTACACCATCTACTCTATGAAACTTAGGTATCTTGGTAAAATCTCCATTCAATACTGCACAATAACCAAACGGACCTGCTCTGCGTGCTCCGTTGTTATCTCCATCACTATTGTGGATATGACCTAAGTTCAAATAGTTGATATCACCAATAGTTCTATAGTACTGCATCTTCTCTGCCATGATATTTCCTCCTGCCATAATTGGTGGAAATATTGAGTTATTATTAATATCAACAGTTAATCTACTTTCAGATATTGCAGTATTATGTAGTATGTATCTTTTACCTATCAAGTTAGATATAGAGTGTACTGTTTGTTCTGTAGCAAATTCTTCAGATGCTATTACAAAACCATTCACATCACTATTATAACAACCTATGAGTTTTGATTCTGTTACTCTATCTGATGAGAATCCCCAGTTTGTATTATTAGGAGTTATAAAATATTTATTTGAATATATATTTGCTCCATTAGCTGCTCTGTACCAATATCCTTTACTTGCTATTGGGTGTAAGTAATATAATAATTCAGCATGAGCATTCTTAAGTTTGCCAACCAAACTTTCACCAGTTATATCCAATTCAGGACTTATGAATGTGACATAATACTTTGTTACTCTATCATTAAAGAATGTAGAAGATTGCTCAGCATATATTTCTGTCATTCTACCAGCTTTAGTATACTTAACTGGTATATCCTGATCTGTATATCCAAGTGGTATCCTAGGTCTATAACTATTATCTGGCTCATCACCTTTGTTTATATACTTATATGGATAGTTAGTTATCTCTGATATAACTCCTTGCATTAATACAGTTCTATCATCAACTGTACGTCTACATCTTACTATTTCATACGCTACAGCTCCTTCTGGTACATTAGATACTTCAAATTGTAATCCTAATGCTTTACCAATAAGATTTTCTCCTGCAAAGAAGGTTGGGTACTCATGAGCGTTAGGCATTCTAATATCTCCAATCCAACTAACATTAGATGGAATACTCTTATTGTTATAGAATACAATACCAAATCTGTATATCTCATCTCTCTAGTATCCTCTGAAATTAGCATCAATATATGGATCTGCATAATTCATCTATCTAGAATACTCTGGAATACTACGATTTATTGATGTATCCTTCAGTCCATCTAAGAAATAGAATGTCATAGAAGATGTAGTCTGAGGGAGTACTTGAATCTTAGCATAGTCATGACCTTCTGTTGCAGATGTATTCATAGACTACATGGTATCCATAGTAAGCTCAGTATAAACAAATCTATAGCTTACATTTATACCACTACCTCCTAATATTCTAGCACCTCTTTCAACCTTATTACTATATTGTAGATTATCGTTAGCAGTTGGCTATCCCTTTACAGAGTTATATGGATTGATACAATCATGTTCAGGATCTATATCTGATAGTATATTCTTCCATGCTGTAGAACCATACTCTGGTAACATTACATCAATATCATTCTGACCACTAGCTGATTTAAGTATTAATCTACCTTCTTTAGTACATCTATAAGCTCTAGCATCATAGTCAGTTCTCCAAGTATTTTCTTTAATGCCAGCAGCAAATAATCTATTGTCCTTCTTTTCGATAGTAGAAGCTACAAATGAATTATTTGTTAAAGAATTTAATTCTTCTAAAGTAATAGTATTAATGGGTGCTCCACCTAAATCCTCATATTCAATACTAGTTGCACTACCAGATGATTTGATCTCAGCTATAACATCTACTGTAGGTAATTCTGTATTATCGTTATAGAATATTCTAAATATTCTACAGTTATTATAGAAACTATTATAATTTATACCAGTAGTTTTATCTACTAGATCAATAGACATCTTAACTGATTTACCAGTAGATACTTTTTTATCTAAACCGTGATATTCATTTAAACTGCTAGAGGTATTACTATCTGTTAAGTGTACTAATCCACTACAAGGAGACATAATAGTATTTGATCCTCTGACATTAAATAACTGATAGACATACTGTACAGTACCAGACTACAGATTACCAGAACCCAAATCTACTATTTTAGGAGGACTAAGTAAAGAGCTAGGTGTTAAGTCAAGTATACTAAGATCCTTAATATTACCTTCACTATCTAACAAGTCATTTGTAACACCCGGTTCATATACATATTTATTATCCATGATGTTTAATACTCTAATAGGAGTATTACCATCTGTTATGTATATCTTAATGTTATTCTCAGCCTCATAGTTAGCTACTATTTTAACTCTATTAGTTTTACTGTATTGTAGTTTACCCTTTATTACTACAGTATGTTTTAATGGTAAGTTATTATAATCAGATACTCTATATACCCTATTTATGTTTTTACTATCTACAGTAAGAATAACAGCATACTTATCTACAGTAACAGCATATAGTACTACTTCATCTTCTGATATAAAGTCACCGCCATCTACAGTATGAATGTTTTGAATATTCTATAATACTCCACTAGTACCTTCAGTATCAGTAATGATTCTGATGTTCTCAGCATATCTATACTGATTCTCAGGTATTGCATGAATATCAATATCCATATTCATGCCCTTTACAAAGGAATTAGTTTGTATATTTTGAAATTTATTCATATTTATATCTCCATTTAAACCCGTAAGCACTTATCTATCTTCCTCTGCAACAATCTCTAATTCCTTCTCTTTTTTTCTGAATAGTTCTTGCAGCATCTGATATACTACTATACTCCTATATTACATTACCATCCAAGTCATATTGAATTACAGGAACAGTTAAGTTCTTATTGATTTTATTTGTATTTATGTTCAACTTGGGTACAGAGTAGGTAGACTTATTGACTAGTCTTGGTTTTCCAGTACGAGACTATGACATTCTGCTCTTAGTATCTTCAGTATGACGCCAACCTGAATTATTTTCTGCTACTTTAGCTTTATTATATTCAGGATTCAAATCTAAATACTTTTGTTCCAAGAACAGGATTGTATCCCTTATATCTTCACAACGCTCTAAGACACACATCTTAAAGGAATTCTAACCATATTTATTATATGAATTCTATAGATGCTTATTATGGTGGAGGTTCCTAATTAATGTGGATAAATGAGTTCTTAGTCTTTGTTTAATATTTCTAGAACTTCCTATGTATCTTTTATCATTGAGCACATTTTTTATCATATATACTCCAGAAGAATCAGGTAGCTAATTGATGTTAGAGGAATTAAAATCTAAAAAATCAGTACTCATAATCTATTCTAATTATATATTATTTGTTCATCTCCAGTAGTAGCAAAGAACGTATCATGATCATCAAACTCTGTATATAACTTATGCCAATCATTCTTGATAGATTCTATTTCATCTACACCCGGCATCATAGCTTCTGCGTAAGCCTACTTTCTATAGAAATTCCAAGATCTTTTAATAGAATAATAAATTTCATTTGATAGTTGCCCCTTTATCCATTTTGCGTATAGTATTTTTGTACCTATATAATACATTAACGCTTCTTTATATGAAGGTAAATCAGGTATCATTGGCATACTATCTTCATCAGTAATAATAGCATAATACGATATTTTTAACCATCCACATGGTACATTTACATTAATATAACCAGGTTTAGTAGAATATTGTAAGCTTGTGTTAAGTGTTGCCGGATTGCCTATGATAAGTCTACCATTATTACTAGGTATAGTATATTGATTTACTAGAGTGTTCAATGTCTACTTAACATTGATATCTTCATTAAGAATATCAATAGCTTCTTTATCTGCATTAACATTGAATATATTCTTCACTAATGGAACGAGTGCATCATCTTGTATTAACATTTTAGGATCGCATTGACCACATTTCTTGTATATACCAAAAGAGTTAGTTACTTTTCTCATAGGTAACCAACCACAACCATTTTTAAAAGAGAATGCAACTTGCCCCAATCTATAAAGATCACAAGGCAGTTTAGCTTGATAATTCTCAACTATTAAATTAGTTGTTTTGTGTTCAAGCTATTGTACTGCGCCTATTTTCTCCATACCTTCACCAATCCACTCTTTGATATCTGTTATCTTAATTTCGTCTTCCTTTAAATCATAATCTGCTATAATCTTAGCAATTATTTCTTTAGATGTAGTTAATTTATCAATCATTGTAATACCTCCATTTAGAGCTATAAGCTGTTTTTCTTCTACCACGTAAACAATCAGATATGGCAGATTTATTGTTTATGTTTCCCGTATCTTTAGCAGCTTCAGTAATAGAACTGTATATTTTTTCTATTCCATTTTTATAAATTCTAACTATTTTAGTTCTTTTTGCATTGTCTTTCTTATAAGAAATATCTGTCCTATAATCATAAGACCATATAAATCCACCAACGCTTTTACATAATCCTGTGCAACATTTGTTTATTGTACCTGGAGTTATATTAAGATTTAATAACTTGACTGCTTGTTTCGAATTTAAAAAACACCCTATAAATTCTCCATCTTTATTATAACAATATACATTTTTACATCCTTTCCCTATTCTATTTTTTGTTGCTTTATCTACTATTTTGGGATCTCTTTTCTTTCCGTAATATAGATCATGCAATCTTTTCTTCGCTTGCTCCGGCATCTTATGTCCAGTGTTTGATGGATGACTTGCTGTTTTACTTATGTTATATTCTGGATTTAAATCTAAATATTTTTGTTCTAAATACAATAAAGTATCTCTTACAGGAGAACATATTTCTAGTATGTTTACTTCAAAATTATATTCTCCATATTTATCATAAGCTCTTTGCAACGCAATGCTATGATGTTTCTACTTTCTTAGATGAGAACGATGCTGTATTAATCTATCATAAAAGTTATTAGTACTACCTATATAAGAATGACCGTTTAATACATTCTTAATTTGGTATATTCCGGCTTGTTTTGGTATATCCTAAATATCACTTAATCTCCACGTAATCATGCTCTCTATTTTTTATTATTTGTGCTAATCTTCTCTTGTTTGCTCTGGTGGCAACAAACTAATATCTGGTTTTATTTTTTAGAAGACTGTCTTTTTTTGACCACAAAAATCTGAATTTAAAAAAATTGGAATGTTCATTGATAAAGTATACTGCTTTACCTTGTATGGCACTTTCATGATAATCAATCCTTAGGCTCTTATTATCAAAGTTCTTAGGTCTGCGCTTTACTATACTTAGATTACCTAATCTGCATGGTAGTTTAAATTCTCTACTATGTTCAATAACCTAATCTGCTATAAATTTAAAATAGTCTTCTATTATTTGTCTGTACACTTTATAATCAATATCATATACAGTATCTCTTTCGATATTAGATAAGTAGAACTAATAGAAGTCACTTATTGTGTAAGATTTTCTGTGTGTCATTTCTGCTGTTTATAAATGTTCTACATATCATCTCTAGAGTTATTAGTCTCATCAGTAGGCATCTTTGGCATTATATTTAATTCTTTACTAAAGATTAAATCTTTAATAGTTGGTATCATGTGAGCAGGAACTGGGTATGGTCCGTCGGGGTCAAAACATTCTATCAAATCTGCAGGGTTTTCAGCTACTATATCTAACTCAATCCATTCTAATAGATTATTCCCCCCTTCAATATATACTCTGTTATTCTTTAAGTATGCAATATAGTCTTTACATGTATATTTTCTATACTTTTGATATTTCATTTTAGTCTCAGTGCCTACCTAAATAACATTCCCAAACATATCTCTAACTGCTATTAGACCAGTTCTAAAGTTAAAGTCTACTAATTTAGGTAGTTCTATAGAACTGACATATTCTATATGACCGGGTGTTGTTTCTACTCTATCTAAATGTACACATCTGAGTGTCTATACATACATAGGATTAATATCTCTGCCTTTGTTTAAATCCTGATGGATTAACATGGCGCGATAATTCATAATCCATTGTTCAATCTATATTCTACTTATATGTTCTGACTCAGCTATACTACTATTACGTAATTCTAATAGTATGTCATCTATCAAATTATTAAGTGAATTTAATTTCATATTATTTCATTTTAATGCATTAAATATAATAATAACGTATTTTAAGGCGTTTCTAGCCACTTTACGTAGTAAGTAATACAATAGACCATATGAACTAATAGCGTTTGTTCTTGGGGCTATAAATGAAAAAAGGCTAGTATTAACTAGCCTCATTCATTGCTTTTTGCATATTCTATGGTAACATCTATTTCATCTAAGGTGGAACCATATTACCTGCTTGCTTTATTAATCCTTTTAATTCTGCAACTTGTTCTTGTAATTCTTTTATTCTAGGATCTTCTTGTTTCAAGTTTTCCTCCTAATAATCCAACTACTTGAGTATTGCGTCGCACTTATTCATTTCTTCTTCATACTTAGCTAAAGCCTCCTTCTTTGCTTTGTATTCATTATAATTATTCTTTACCATTGTTATTATCTGTTGTTTATCTGTTGCTATAGTTAAGCCTACAGCTCCATCCGTTACAATAGATTTATTCTCTTCTACAGATAATTTCTTCTATTCACCGTCACACCCTATTGTTATATCAACTAGTTTCTTTCTATTCTAATTCGGTAGAGGAAACTATTGAGGAGGAAGGGGTTCATCATAAACCTTGGATACATTCATTACAGTACCTTTATAATATGATTTACAGTCTAGAAAGTACCATTTGATTTATTATAGTAAATAAGATATCTATTACCTGTTGATATTTCTTCTGTAACCATTTGATCACCTGAGCCATTTATAAGAGCTCTAGCTCCTGTAGAAGTAGTAGTTGTAGGACTTACTTGATTAGCTGTTCTAGTAGTATCTATACTTACTAAAGAAGCTGCAGTTACTGTTGTAGCAGGAGTATTTACTATATTAAGTAAAAACATTCCCTCACAAGGAAGTTGTCTCCAGATTCTAGGACAGATACCATAAGTAACAGGATTATTGGTAGTATCAGTGGTAACATATATTGTTCTCAATGAAGGTATACCAAAGTTATCTATAGTTCTTACTCTACTTCTATTAAATGTATAAGGATTAAAATTAAAAAACATAATTACCTCCTTTCTTAGCATCCACAGCCACATCCATCAGAGTAACCATTGTAACCATAGCCTGTAAAGCCACCATTACATCCATATGGGTTACAAGTCAGATATGCAGGAACCGGAGTAGGTCTTAACTGATTAACAATGTTAGCAGTTTGAGCTTGCTGAGAAGCAGCCAAAGCTAACTGATTGTTTTCTTGACGTAATGAGTCAATCTTGTTCTGCATTTCACGCATTTCAAGTTGACAGAATTTGTCATTAATTATTTGAGTCTAAGCGTCTATTTTAGCACCCAAGATGTTGAACTGAGTATTAGCGTTGCTTGTCAGAGTATTAGTCTGATTTACAATAGCTAATTGGCTCTCATAACCCTGAGTAGTTATAGCGTTACGTACGTCACAGCAGCAAGAAGCCAATTGTGATGCAAGGCTAGCGTTACCACTCTGGATAGCATTTATTACCTGAGCACCAGAAAGTTTAGTGTCACAAGCGATCTGACTTACACTAGTATTAATAGTGTTTAATGCAGACTGTACTGAGTTGATATCGCAATTCAAAGTATTAGATAATGTGCTGATAGCTTCTTTGTTACCATTGATTGCCTGCATCAATAGGTTAGTGTTAGCATCTGTGTTCAGTTGAGAAGCCAATTGTGAAGCTTCACCGCATCTGTTTCCAAAGCCGTTTCCACCCCAACCGCCCCATACAAAGAACAGTAAGATGATCCAAATCCACCAACAACCATTGCCACCCATACCATTGTTATTCATCATAGCCATGAGAGCTGCAGGGTCCATATTACCTTTGTTTGCATTCTGCATTAAAGCAGCTAGACCAGCGTCAAAACCGCGATCTTGAACGATAATTTTATCTTCTAACATAATTGATTTTATTTAGGATTGATTTAATTTGATTAATATCTAATGTAGCGCACAGAACGACCACGTTTGGATTCTTCTTCCATAGGAAAAAATTTCTCTCTTTCCCTTTCAAAGTCTCTTTCATCGTATTCTCTGTCGTACTCTTTACGTCTACCATATGAAGATCTGCCCATTCTACGGTAGTTACCGTAACGTTCCTCTTCGTCGTCATCTTCATATTTGCTGTAATGTCTTTCGAAAAGATCTTCTTCAGCATTTCTAATCTTATCACACATTACATAAATATAGTAAAACCACATTTTACCTTCATCTATGTCTTTGTCGTGCATCCATGCTTTAGCTAATTCTACGAAATACTTCGTGTTATTAGAGCCTGTCATGCTAACAACTACACGGTAGTAATCTGAGTATACCATATTCAATGCTACATACCAGTCGTATTTGTTTATCTTTTCATCTAAACGAATACCATACTGATTAGCTAATGCTGTAGTTTCCTCAAGTGACCAATGCTGACCTCTTGTTCCGTCTTCATTCTCCATCTTGCTTACAGCTTTGCGAGCATGCTCATCATTGAAGTGAGGACCGTGTTCAGCTTCATAAGCTTTTATACGGATTATTCTATGCATATTATTATTGATTAATATATTAATAGATTGATTTATTTTTATTTAGTAACTTCTACGATTCTAGTATCAGTTACCTTTATAAGTTTGTTGCTATTATGTATTTGATACTTTCTGACACGATCTTTCTTCCAATCAAAGTGCAAGAATCTCTAGAAGCCATTTTTATACTAATTACGATATTCTTTTTTTTCTTCTACAAATAGTATCTGGGAATTTCTTAGATCTAGTATGGCTGTTAAGATTGAGTCTTTTCTATTTACTGTGATAGTAGTTAATTCATTTAGCTTTAGTTTTTCACTAAAGTCAACATTCTTAGTTTTTATTTCAACTGATGCTGAGTCTTTCATTTCTGTATTGATTACTTGTACCTACTAGAGATTCTTATCTTTGATTTTAAGTTCTTTCTAAACCTTCTTTACTTCAGTAATTAAACTATCTTTACTATTATTCAAATCACCTATAGTAAGTTGTAAAGTTCTATTATCTTCTTTTAGTTTGCTATTTAATTCCTGATAATACTTGTAATTGTTTGTTACTTGACCTAGACTTTTATCTAGTGTCTTTATTTTCTATCTCTAAAAAAAACAAAAGGCAGTCAAACCAATTATGATAGTGACTGCCAATTTGTTGAAAAAGCTTTTTAATAACATGTTATTCTGTTTTGAATTCTGGTAATATGTACTAGATCGAAAGTGCACTTGATCTAGACATTTTTTCGATAAGTTGTGGATCTACGTTATCATCAAAAGTATGTATGTAACCTATTACTATAGATCCTATCCAATTATTCTTTTCATCACTTAATCTTCTGATAGCAACGGAGTGACAACCATTACCTGTCATGATTGACTTAATCTTGTTATCCAGAAAGTCTGATGAATCTATATCGTTTATAAATGTATATTCAGTATTTGCCAAATCAGATACAAACTTAGAGATCGTTTCAATCTTGATATTAGACAAACTATCTCTTACTGAAGATACCCCATATTGTTTTACTTCTAGTGTAGTAGATATGTACATCTCTCTATATAGAGGATGCGGTTGGATAAGATATACCCTGTCAGCTTTTAAGAAGTATAGTAGTTCCCATAGTTCTCCATAAATTGTAGCTATATTTCCAGCATTTTTAACATTGTTAACATGCTCTTGCTTTTTCCATTTTTCAATCTTATAGTCAGTTATCTTATTCTTTGTGTACTGGTTATAAGTGAACCATAAAGCCAAAATTGAAGCTACTCCTGTAAGTATTTGTGGCAAGAATTCTAAAAACATTTGATAATAGTTTAAAAGTAAAAACCCCGGCTGAACTTGATCTGCTAGGGCTGATAATCGTTTTGAGATATAACTATAAAACGTATATAAGTATGTTATGTTTTACTTGGTCTATGGATGTTAACGTATTCTAATAGCTCTTTATATTTCAACATTTTACTGAATAAATTCCTTCCATTACAATGTTTAATCCAACCAATATAACTACATATTTTTTGTTTATAATCATCTCTACTTATATCTTTCTTATTTAGTTTTGTTATCTTTCTGCAGAAGTTTTGTTTAATTCTTTTTCTAAGAAGAATATGTGTATGAAACAATCTGTAACCTACAAAATCTATTCCTCTAGAATCTACTTTAAATATCTGCCAATTATCTTTGAACCTTAGATTAAGTTGATTCTCTAAATAATCTTTAATATCTTCATACAGATATCTAAGATACTTCTTATCACTGTGTAATATTACAATATTATCTGCATATCTGAAATAGTGTTTTATCTTATGAACTTCTTTAATATAATGATCTAGATAAGTTAAATACAGATTAGCAAAGAATTGTGATAAGTAATTACCGATAGGAACTCCTTGCGCAGAATCTATTATACCATCTAACAAGTTCAATAGCTTAGTATCTTTTATCTTCCTTCTTATTACTTGTTTAAGTATATCATTGTCTATTGAAGGATAGAACTTTCTAATATCTAACTTTAGACAATATTGAGTTCCCTATATGTCTTTCAAAGATTCTTTAACATCTTTCATTGCTTTATGGATACCACGTTTCTTAATACAACTATATGTTCCTTTTACAAAGGTTGATACCCATATAGGTTCCATAATATTCATTATAGCATGATGTACTATTCTATCTGGATAATAAGGTAACTTAAAGATTTCTCTTTCTTTAGGTTCATATATCTTATAGACATAATACGGAGATGTTACATATGTACCTTCGATTAACATTTTCTATAACTCTAACAGAAGTTGTTCTTTATTCTTATCGAATTCGATAACTTCTGGTCTGTGAGTCTTATTTTTTCTAGCCTTCTTTTCAGCTAGATAAAGATTGTCTAAGCTAACAATCTATTCGAATAAATTATTATATCTTTTCATCTGAAATCCCATACCGAATTTTCGCTTTCGCTACTAATACAGTGTCTTAAAATGTCGTTTTTTACCAAGAGGTAAGGTCTTCTCTGACAGTGCTTTTTAAATATTTTTTCTGTTTTGGGGATCAGTGTACTGACATTAGCATTGGAATTACTAAGCTCATTGTTAGAATTCACATTGAGTAACCTAGCATTACTGCTGTTAGTCGTGTTACTACCTAAATGCAAGAGAACAACCTAATTATTTTACAAAATTCTATATTTTTACGGTATATAGATTAACCGAGTACCGACAGTAGCAGCGGAATAACCAAGCCCATCGCGAGAACCCACAAGGAGCAACCCAGCATCACCGCCGTAAGCCGCGTAACCACCCAAAAGGAAAGTTCTGTCTGACGTACTATTATTAGTATAATTATAATCACACCAATATGTTGTAGTATTTGCTCCAAATGTTTCAGTTTTAGATGGGAATAAATCGAATGCAGAGTTATATATCAACTGTTTCTTATATCCTTCCTTAATTGATGTCTGTCCTTGTAACGTGTAATCACCTATTGTAGTTGAACCAAATGTAGCAAGATTACTATTCATCATTACATCGTTACAATTATCAGTAGAATTAAAGTGTACTAATACATCTATTACATTCTTCCATACATGCCCGAATGGATTCTCAATACCTCTATAACTAGGTACATTATAATTGAATGTAGATGTAGTAGCACCTTCTGCATTAGTATTATTCCAAGTGAATGAAACTACACCTGTAGCATTTCCTAGTGAATCTGTAGTACCACATGGAACAATTGAGTATATATTAGAACCACTCTTAACTGGTTGACCTGCACCAGTTACACCTGCGCCAAGTCCACCTTGTCTATATCCTTCTGAAGTTAATGTAGCATTGTAAGTTGCTTGACTATTAGTACATGCGTATTCTACTAAGTAAAGGATAGTAAGGATTCTATGTGCCTTATAAGTATACATATTCCATTTCTCACTACCATTTGCTCTAGCTCTAGATTGCATAGTAGTTCTGGGGATAGATACTGTAGGGGTAGAACCATTATTAACTGACATCAACTTATCATCTACTGTAGTAGCCTCATATGCTGAAATATAGAATTTAGTTACATGTTCCACGTCTGCTAGTTTTGGATCAGTAACATACAAGTTAAGGAAAACATCTGTATCATTCTTCATACACTTATACCAGAACTCAGGTATTTCTACCATTGTATTAAGTGTCATATCTCTGTCAGTTCCATCTTCATATTTAGTTCTATCAGATGCATTGATATATTTAACAGTACCATCAGAAGTAATAGTACATGTTTTCATTTTAGATTGAATAGGTAATGACTTATGCCAAGGCATATAACCTATTCTAGTCATAAGAGTATTCTGAGGTTCTAATGGGAAGCTAACTCCATAGTAATTAGAGAAGACATTGTTATCTCCCAAATTAATATCAGAAATAGTCTAAGCACCTAGATAAGCTGCTATTATGTCATTATTCTGTAATTTCATATTATTAGTAAATTAAATATAATGTTTTGGAATCTTTAACCGATAATGCTTCGTATTGTGCCTGAGTCATATAAACTACATTAGATACTACATCAGATGCAATGCAACCTGTTAAGTCTACAGTTTCAGATAATTTATCCCATTCTGCAGGACTAGCTGTAATACATACGTAGTTAGCTCCTGTATCATCCAAGTTATACACATCACCAACTGATGCTGTACTTGGTAATGAATCAAAATCAGCAACTGATCCTTTTACTCTATATACTGATGCTACTTTTGCATCTACTTGTTCTTTAGTATATGCATCTTGAATGCCATAACCAGATAAAGTAGTAGCTTTAGTAGCTTTCTTTTTAATCTCCTCCTGTAACATAGCTACCACTTCAGTGTCTCCACTGATAGGTTTCCATGTAGCGCCATTCCATACTTTAATGATAGCGCCAGTTGGATCTTCTTTTAAATCTATCCAGTAAGAAGCTTCCATAGGATTAGGAGCTATCTTACTCGGTAAAAAAATGATGTTCTCTTTCATAAATATTTATTAATTATCTATTGATTGTTCTTAGTCCGATTAAGACATTATATATTTATCTTGTGTTATATACAAGGTATATTTATCACTGCCTACTACAATATCGTATGTAGCAGTCCTAGCAGAAGTTTTTAAATTAGTAGTTGCTTTAATAGTCATTGTACCATTAGCCATTGTAGTAGTAAGCCAAGGATACTTTCCCTAGGGTGTGTATTGAGCGAATGCGTTTTCTGGAGTATAAGTACAATACTTAGTGCCCCCCTTCTATTTAAAATTTAAATTCGTAGGGTGGAAGGTAGTAGTTACTGTGTTTCCTTCTTGAGATATAGTAATATTTAAGGTTTGTCCACTTTCTCTCTACATAAACGTAACCTAGCCAATTCTAAAATAACTACTAGTATTAGCTGCTACTGTAATTTCAGCTGTAGTTGATATTAACCCTGTAACTTCATCTGGTAGACTATATAACATTTCTACAGTTATCCATGTGTGACTAGCAATAGCAAAATCATATGGTTGGTCTAAACCGTTCTTTAAAGATTCAATTAGTGGAACCTAAGCATCAAAATCCATTGAACCAAAATTCAATGAAGGAGTATCTGTAGTAAACACATATTCATCTTCCTTCTAATATACTAGGACATCTCCATTATAAATTCTATCTACCTGATCACTACCATAGTAATAGGTATCTGCTTTGGTTGTACCAATATAAATATTATTAATCATATTAACCAATAATTATATATAATATTCCTGGACTTTTACTAGGCAAAGCATTATATTGACTCTGAGTCATACGTTGCAATGCTTGACTGATAATCTAACTAGTTACATCTGGAATAGCATCTGCTATTTCCTCAAATTTAGAGTATATTGCTTTATTTTGTACAGCATTGGTACTAGTACTTGATAATGAACTGTCAATAGTAGGTTTATTGCTTAGATCACTATATGAACCAGTTGTAGCTACAGTAGCAAAGTTTGGTTTACTTGAGATTTCAGACCAAGCATATGTAGGTTTACTAGATCCTATCCAGCTAGGTTTGCTAGTAATCTCACTCCACGTATAAGTAGGTTTGCTTGTACCTATCCAAGATGGTTTACCAGTTATACCTGACCACGTTGTAGTACCAGCTGGACCTGTATCACCCTTATCTCCTTTATCACCCTTCGCTCCAGTTGCTCCACGTAAACTAGTTGAATAAGTATATGATGTAGTACCTTCTTGTCTTACACCAAGAGTATAACCACTCCATACAAACTCTAACGATTTACCATTAGCTCCATCTGAACCAGCATATCCTCTAGGTCCTTGATCCCCAGTGTCACCTTTCAAACCCTACGGACCCTAATCACCTTTTTCGCCCTTAGCACCAGTATCACCTTTTGGTCCAGCAATAGTTGGTATATTCAAAGTAACTGCAGAAGAACCATCATAAGTACCAGTAACTGCTCCTGTAAACTTGATAGCATTAGGATTCTTTAATGAAGTAGGAATATCAGACATTACTGCAAATGTACCTGCCTTAGATGCAATTCTACCACTAGTCTAGAATTGGTAATCTACCCATCCATCATCAATAGCTGCTGTATCTGACGGTGTATCTTTAGTACCCAATGATAATACGGCTGGACCAAATGATCCATTTACATTTCGTATACCTAATGCAACTGCGCTTATCCAACCATTACCTGATTTACCTACATAGACTATTTTCTTTCTAGATACAGGTGTAGTACTAGCATCTACAGTTTGGTTAGTTGATGATGCTATCTCATCTAATCTATAGGTTGGTTTAGCAGTTCCTATCCACGTTGGCTTACCTGTTACGTTTGCCCACGCTACTGAATCAGCTGTGCCACCTCCATTAGCAGATAACACTCCATTACTAATTGATAATCCTGCTCCTACTTTGATTCCACCTAAAGTAGTACTAGATGCGGTTGGTAATGTGTATGCAGAAGGAATGTTTAATGCTGATTTAAAGTTAGCAAAGGATACTCTTCTTAAACTATTATCTGTGGTGTTTCTTATAAACACAGAACCAATAGATGTTTCTTCATCTCCTAGTGAAGTTACAAAAGTCTTAGCATATATTGTTCCACTACCATCTCTTTGCACTACAGTACTTGCTACAGCTTCTACCTGTTTAGCTATATGCCCACCATCTCCAGTAAGCAAATATACTGCGCTAGATCCTTCTTTCTTATAACCACTAGTTAGTATCTGTTTATTGGCATCTCTGACTGGAATCTTGTTTGCTACATTTGTAGCACTTGTGTTATTATAATCAAGTAGTCTAGTCCAAGCCAATTTACCTTCTGTCCCCCAACCAGTTCTATAATATAGACCTATTTTATTAGGATCAGCATAGGCTCCATTTGAAGAATGATGAGAATAATAAAATTCTAATCTAGCGTCCTTAGCTGGTAAAGAAACAACTGCTCCGTAGTTATATGGAGCTTCCAAATCTGGAGGAAGAGTAGCATCATATTGACGTATTCCTACTTGATTCCATAATGGATCTTTATCTTCAGCACTACTGTTTGTTACTCCTCTATATCTTAAATAAGCTGTATCCTATTGACCATCTAATGTATCTGCATCTAGACCTGTACCTGATATTTGTGTTTTAAAGCTAGATAAAGTTCTTCGTCTTAACCAACCATCTCCATTGTCTACCCAGATAGCAGATATAGTTCCATCGTCATTTACTCTTTGTGTAGTCTAATAACTGATATTTATTATACTACCGTTACCATCTCTTTTTACAAGCGAATCTCCAGTAGCAGAAACATTCGTATCAGAAGTTTCAACCATAGTTCTTTTAAGAGTACTATAATCAGCACTAGTCATATCAGCAGCTCCTATAGGATACACCGTATCATTACTATTCGTGTACGCAACGGTACGTAATATAGGAGTAGCGTTTCTACTAGTTTCAAAATAATACTTAGCTCCTCCTCTTACCCAAATGACCTCTTCTGAGGAATTCCCCATCTGTCTTACTTTACCAATAGGTTGTACGTTATCAGTAAATTTATATTGGTGACCAATTATTCTTCTGTGAGTAGTATAATTAGCTCCCCATGAGCTACCATAAACTTCTTCTATAAAGTGAGTAGTAAAACCATTATCATGTGTAGACCATTCTGGTGTGCCAGAAAGATATAATGCTGAATGAACTTCTATTCTAGAATTATAAGCTGAAGATATTTCTATAGTTACAGGATAGTATGTATATTGATCTAATGATGTAGTATCTATTAGTGTTTCTTTCAAAACATAAAGATTCTTTAAAGTACCTACTTCATCTCCATGATATAAGAACTTATTTGCATTACCAGTACTGTTAAGTATAAAGTTACCATCAGAATTAACCTGCATCCACCATTCCATATTATTGTTGAAATTAATGGAACCTTTATTGATTATTAGATTACCAGATTCGTCTCTCTATACTAACGAATCAGCAATTGGAGTTACAGATCTAGTAGGTAATGCTGACCATGCTGCATTCTTTCTAACGTATTCTTTACTATCAGATGGAGCATCATCAATTCCTCCTCCACTACCACCTGTAATAACAATGTTACCAGCTCCTAGTAATGAACTGCCATTAACAGTCTTAATGGTTTCACCACTAACTAGTCTTTCTTGTTTTGCAGCATCTAATGCAAATATCTGTCCTGCTAATCTATTCTCTACATCTGTAGCTCTGATTTCTTCAGCTTCTATATCTGATTGTAGTTGTGTAACTGTATCAGTTATATCAGATGCTTTAGTATCTGTATATGCTTTAGCTGCACTAAGAGTTGCAGTATCTGCTGCTTTGTAATCAGTATCTAGTTTGTTAATAGCTGCTGCTACACCAGATAATTTGATGCCATTAGCTCCTACAGTTAAGTAAGAATCAGAAGTACTATCAATAGTAATGCTAAACTTGTTGTCTGCTAGACTTAAACCATTACCAGCCGTATATGTATCTACTAGATCACTAATATCTACAGGTACAGTTTGTTCCCCGTCCTCAGTTACAAATATAAAAATAAGGCTCTTCTTCTGTGGATCATAATAAGCTTGCTTTAAGAATCTATCTTTAGGTATGCTTATCTCACCAGCATTAGTAGAGTCTACCATCAATGTATAATGTAACTCATTATCAGGATCCTATACTAAGTTAACAGTAGAAACTTTACTTGATTGTAGATTGCTAATTAAAGTATCTTGTGCATCATTACGATCCGCTTCTACTACTATAGCATCTGCATTTGTTTTCTCAGCTGCTTTAGCTCTAGTAATCTCATTGTCTAATTTAGTATTAGTTGCAGTATCAGCAGCCTTATAAGCTGTATCCATTGCATTAATAAGATTCCTATTATTATCTTCAGCTTGAGTAGCTCTAGCAGTTTCATCAGCTATAGCTTGTGTATTAGAATTTATAGCATCAGTTAAAGAACCACCTTGTTCAGATACTTTAGCATCTACAGCCAATATTTCACCTTGTAACTGTTCTTCTGCTTCAATAGCTCTGTTCTGTTCTTCTACCATTCCTGAAGCAAGAGCTGTTTCAATTTCTATAGCACGCTTTGCCTCATCTTCTATCGCTTTAGTATTAGCCTTTTCTGCAGCTTCTGCACGTGCAATTTCATTTATGATACGATTGAAATTATCCCTTTCTGCAATAAGAGCTCTATCTTTTTCTGCATCAATATTCTTAGACAGTTGTTCCTCTGCAGCCAATGCTCTATTCTTCTCAGTAATCTCTGCTTGTGTTGCACGATTTACTTCTTGTTGCAGTTCTAATTTAGTAGCATAAGTATCAGCAGCTTCTACCTTAGTAAGATATGGAGATAAGTCTATATCTGCTTTATATTCTCCAAGCAGCTCCCATTCTCCATCTACATAGATATACTCTTTATAGAGATTACCATGAGTACCTTCACTATCAACTACTAGATATATCTTAGTAGTATCAATATCTTCTGTGGGCAGTTCTGATACTATCTTATATAAAGTTAGATCCAGTACACATGATACTACATTATCAGTAATATCTATGCCTGAACCAGCAATAAGTTTATCCTACTTAGTTAGTTTTAATGTCTCTATATCCTAACTTATTATGGCAATCCTACCGTCAAATTGACGTATCTCTTCATTCAGATGCTCATCAAAGTTCTTTAATTGTTGTTCTACCCATTTCTTTATTCTGTTTTCAAATTCAGGTAGAGTTCCTTGAAGTACTTTTATAGTCTCCCAATATCCTTCTGCATTCCATACCTTTATACTACCACCAAGTGGATCAGTATTAAGGTCAACCCAGTACATTACTTCATCAGGATTGGGCTATATATCACTTGCTCTAAAATTAACAAATCTTACCATCTTTATTTACCAAGCTTTAATATTTGTTTTCTAAGTCTTCCTTCTCTATATGATACATGTATCCATGAGTAGTCATTCTCATTAATAAGTTGATCAAACTCAAAGTTATCTCTGATTAACTCAAATAACTTCTTATTCTCTTCTTTGCTACCTGCTGTTATATCAGCAGCTTCTCCTAATACATGTTGACTTGTCTTAGCTCCTTTAACTGCTTTATTTACTTCTGGACTGCGATAACCTGAATTAACTATAATAGGTTTACCATACAATTCTCTAAGTGGATCAAGTACCTTTTCTACTAGAGTAATTAGATTCTTCTCTGCCTACTCTGTAGGAGTATTATCTAATTTCTTAGCTGTAGCTGTAGTAGATTTTGTTAATTCTTTTATAGTAAAGTATTTCATTTTATATCTTTTTAATTTGCGTATCTTGTGGTTCTTGGTTGAGCATCATATACTACACTACCTAATAAATCTGCAGCTAAGTTCATTCCAAACTGTTTATCGTCGTTATCTATCTCGTTTACTTTGGATAGAATATGGATCTACAATAAGTAGATCCACTCTAACAATTCTCTATCAGTATATTTAGCAAGTTGTTTGTTCATCCTTAATCTCCTCCGCACTAGTTTCGATTTCTTCAGTGTTCATGATCTTATCAAAAATAGGGTTCAAAGATTCTTGTATAACTGCTAAGAAGTTACCAGCAATGATGCCTTTAAGTACTTCTACATTTTCTTTAGTAACATCCATTTCACCATTATGATACAGTTCTCTAGATATTTCTAAACCTTCTTGACTTACTGCAGAATTATACAATAGATTTCCTAAATCTTTAGAAATATCAACTGTAGATTCTTCTCCCTCAATGTTCTTAATTGTAATGTTTCTAAAATCAATCAACATAATATTTAGTTTTAAAATTAATAATATTTATTAACGTTAAAAAGTGTTACATGTCTTACATGAATTACAAACTTTACAATCTATAATATTACACAGTGTTTCTAACTTCAATGGATTATCGGTATCAATCTATCTGCCACAACCACAAATCATAGATTGTAACATCTATCTGTCCTGTACGAAATCAGTTTGTGTTATTAGAAACTCTAATTCATTTATACATATAGCTGCTACCACAGACCTATTGTCTATGATAGCACTATATCTTAATTTATTGTCTACTTTGTTTGTCATTTTTAGAATGATTTATTAACAGCATATGTATAACTTCCTATTGTAGTCTTCACAAAATCTCCAGAATTTTTTACTACTCTTAATTCATTAGTCTAACTACCCATGGCGTATAACTCATTCTTAAAATATATAAAATCTATAGTAACATTACCTCCATTGTATAGTCGAATAGTATCACAACTTCCAAAACCGCCCGAATTAGGCAATACAAAACCGGGATCTAGTCTACTAGGTCCTTTGTGTATATCTACATTATAACTAGTTAAGTTTACTATATTTAGCTAAGCCTATACCATTTGATCTGCCTAATATTCATCCGGGTAAAATTCAGGATCTGGAGTTGCAAAAGAAGCTGTGTATAAGTCTATGGTATTATTGGTTACAGTTACATCGTCTCTCTATCTAACTATATACAAAGTTTTAAAAGAATAATCATTAGGTATAGTTAGAGAATGTGTGGTAGTAAATGAAGTAACTTTATGAATTACAGCATTAGTACTAAATCTTCCCTTTACTGTTGCTTTATTCATTGTTACTTCGCCAGTAATCCCATTTACCTAGAAATTTGGATTGAATTTATTAGGTAATAAAGTAACTATAACATTCTCACTTAAATAGGTACTTGCAAGATTTACTACCAACTATAAACCATACTTTAGAGTACCACTTTGTATAAAACTTTTAGGTAGAGCATAAACTCCATCGTAATCCATTCTTATAGATTCTCTTACTCCACCTTCTGTCATATAGTTATATAATAGATATATGTTGGGATTGTTAGAAACTCCTTTCACATTTATATTAAATTCTGGAAGATCTTTATGACTACTTTGAGTCCATATTAAATAATCCGTTGTGGCAGAAGATGATGTCTTACCAGTAATGGTTATAGTATCACTTGTTATAGTTCCATTGTAATTACTATTGCTACTTTTAAAATTATATGTCCATATAGATGTATCTGTAAATGAAAATGGTTTAACAGTACTATTAAAGTTCTGATAATCGGTCGAATCTTGCCCAAGTGCATCAGTACCTTGTTTACTAAACATGTACTCTTTATTGAACACGAAATCTCCAAGTGTACCATTATCTGCAATCAGTAACTTAGTATACACTGCTTCAAAGTCATCCATCAATATCCAAGTAGCATTTATTCCATTAGAATTCCAATCTTGTTCTGGAGTAACTCCTAGATTTTGACCATTCCATGTAGTAGTTTTATTCATTACATAGAATGCTTCACCTTGTAATACAAATGGTGCTTGAGTATCAGTAGCTTCGTATGTCTTATTATGGATATAAGTTCCTGCTGGATATACAAGTCTTCCTCTTAAACCATTAGTACCATTTACACCATCATTACCTACCCATTTAACCCATTCATAATCAGTATAACGAGTACTTTCTACTGAACTAGTTTGATTATAAGCTAAGCCAATATACTTAGTGTACATATTAGGTTTATCATATATCTGTGAATCAGATGTAGGTTGATCATCAGAATACTTAATCCAAGTATATAGACTAACTCCTGGTTCACCTGCAGCTCCATCTTCACCACTAATTCTAACAGGTTGATCCCATACTCCAATCAGTTCATCATTAGCAGCTATCTCAGCATGTGACATCCACAAGTATTCGTAGCTATTAACTACTGGTACAGTAGTAGTCCAACCTGCCGGATTTCTAACAGTAGTAGCAATACTAGGAGTATAACCTTTAGTCATAGACATAAATCTAAACTCTGTATGTTTACCATCTAAAGCTTCACCATTTTTACCATTTAACTGTATAACTTCAGACCATGTTTGTACTTCATCTTTAGGTCCATCTACCATACCAACACATTGCCACCATTGACCGTCTGAAGTAGTAGGATAATCTAACCATCCGTCTATGCCAGTAGTACCCGGTCTAGGATTCTTAAATGTTGGTTTAGCAGGTCTAGAATTAGATTTCTTATATACATAAGTACTCCAGTTAGGTACAGATCCAGATTCTCCATCCTCACCATCTTTCAATACATATAGTGTCTCTTGGTCTACAAGTATACTGCTACTATTCCTTTGATCATATAATGAGAATGTAATATATGCTACTATACCACTAGTATCAATAGTATTATTAGCATAGTATCTCATTTCACTAGCATTATCAATCTTATAAGCAAAGTAATAACCATATGGGGTACTTTCTACTGAAGTTGTAGAATCTCCTTCAAACAGTCTTATACCACAAGATACAGTAGATACAGAAGGTGTACCATTCTTATTTACATGAATAGCACTTACAGATGGAGCTAACTGATATATCTTAGGAGTTTGACCATCAGCACCGGGTTTAACTTTAGTAATTGTCAAGGTTACGTCTCTTATATAAGTATTACCTTGATATATTGCTTTAACAGATACTGGCAGCCTTATTACTTCAGGAGCTGACTTATCAATAGCAGTTATAGTAATAGTACCTAATACAGATGATGTGGCTGTTACTCCTGCTACTTCACCTAATGTTGGGTTCTCATATAATGTAAGTTTGGTAGTTCCATAGTACATACTTACTGTAGATGTTACAGGTAATCCACTAACTACATTACCTTCAGAGTCACATGCTACAGCTATCATATCGTTATCAAAGTCTGTAACCAAACCCCCTACACCATCTACTCCGTCTTTACCGTCACTAATCTTATAGATAGTTTCTTTATCTACTAACTATCCACCATTAGTAAGCATAAAGATTATCTTCTTCTTAATTGAAGAAGTAGATATGTTTTGATCTATAGTATAGTTCTCGGCAAGCTCTTCATCAATTACATATTTAAATGCATAACCATTTGGTAATTGAGATAACTCTACTGTGTTAGCACCCTGTGTTTTCTTAATACCGCAAGTAATAAATACTACATCGGATACACCTTTCTTATCTACATGAATAGCATCAACAGAAGGCATTAATGAATATAGAATAGCGTCTTCTCCATCAGCACCGGGTTTGATCTTATTAATAGTAAGATACGTAGTACGTTCCATCAATTCATTGTTATACACAGTACTAGCATCAATTGGTATACGTATTGTAGTATCTGTAGTATTAGCAATAGATGTAACAGTAATTATACCAGATTGTCTATCTGCAGTAGCTACAACACCTTCTGGAGGACGTACAGTTAATGAACTTAGATTTAATTGCACAGTTCCATAGTACATACTTAAGGTTGCATTAAGTGGTAGACCACCTACTACATTACCTAAACTATCTGTAGCTACAGACTGTATTTCATTATCTAAGTCTAATACAATACTACCTAAACCATCAAGACCGTCTTTACCATACTTAGCCCACAATGATGGTCCAGTGTATGCTCTCCATCTGCCTCCTCTGAACTTTCTTTGACATACCCATTCATATGGATATTCTTTTGTTACTCCTATTGGATCATCTGACCAACCTCCCGGAATATATTCTATACCTTCAAAGTCACCAGTTTCCTGATATGCATCTGAATTAGTATTGTTTGGAGTTGGATTATCTGGATCATTGTTAGTAGTAGTTCTATAGAATATATACTGTACACCATCTCCATCCTAACCATTAGCTCCCCATTTAGACCATAATGCAGGTTGACTGAACGGACCCCATTTACCATCTTTCTTACTTCTGGTACTAACCCATTCTCCTTGATAAGTAGTCGTTACTCCTCTAGGAGTATCAGTCCATCCTAAGTCAGTAGGTACGTAATCATCAATCTATTCGCTGGTTGGAGTATCAGGTCTATCTAAGTCACCAGCAGTTGCTGTACGCTTATATATAAATTCATCTGCTTTTCCGTCTGCACCCGGTTTACCATCAGCACCAGATATCTTAATTGGAGTAGACCAATCCTCTACTATATCTGGATTAGAAGTAAATGTTCTATCTGACATCCATATTGGAGGAGTCAATTTCTGATCATTACCTTGCCATCCTTCTGGATATACTACTTCATTAGTTTCAGAATCCCATGATCCACCTACTGGTTTTTCAGGTTCTTCTTCACTAGATTTATATGCAAATACAGTCTTATAAGATACTCCGGGTAATCCTTCTCCCGGTTCTCCTTGAGGACCTGATTCACCTGTAATTCTAATAGGACCTACCCATTTATCAACAAGATCACCATTTTCGTCGATTAACGCATTAATCATCCACATAAATTCACCTTTGATCAATGTTGGTGGTTCATCTGTCCATCCTTCTGGAAATCTCACAGTTCTATCCAATGGAGGTGGAATAGTCTCAGCAGCACTCTTAGCATACTTGAAGTCCATGTAGCTATTAGTCTTACCGTCTTCACCTGTACATTGTACTGGATCTGTCCAAGTAGCCACTGTGTCTGTACTACCATCTACCAAACCCATTGACATCCACCATCTACCAGTAGATCCCGGACCATCAAACCAACCGTCAATACCTGCTGCTCCCGGAGTAGGTATAAAGAAGTTTGGTTTACTTGGTTGTAGTTCTGATTGTTTGAATACCCATGTATTCCAATTTGGTTTAACTGATTCTCCCGGTTTACCGTCTGTACCATCTTTACCGGGCTCACCTTTCTCTCCCGGAGGTCCTTGTATACCTCTTTCTCCCTGTATACCTTTTTCTCCTTGTGGTCCTTTAAATAATATCCAAGTATAATCTACAGGATTTGAACTAGGAGTTTCTACAGCTTGGTTTTCAGCAATACCTATGTGTGTAGTATCAGCTTGCGGTTGCATAGTCATATTAAGACCACTAGCATTATTGGCGTATCTAATCCAAGTATAATTACTTACTGAACCACCACTACCTGATCCTTTTTCTGATAAGTCTACTAACTTCTGTCCTATTACAGCAATGAGTTTATCCTAAGTAGAATCATAGTATATCTGACCATTCTGATAATTGCCGCTAATATTACATTTAATATTCTTAGCAATGTCTAAACACTGCGGTAATACTAAAGTATTATTCAGTATAATAGTACCATTAGATATACTACCTCCATCAAAGAACAATACGCAGTTTTCTGGTATCTGTATTGTTTGACCTTGTAGGTTATAATCATACTGTATTCTATAAATAGTACCAGCCCTATTTATATCTGACTGTTGAAGTAGATTGATATTATTAACAATACGTTTGCGCAATAACTTTCTACCCAAACCACTAAATTGATTTGGTACATATTCCTTATCTGCAAATTTAAGGTTGAAGTCATAATCAACCATTATGTCTTCACCATCAGCAGATATTGCACTTACTGGTTGCCAATATGCCTTATTAGTAATACTAATGTTGACAGGTACTTCCTTTATAGATATAAAAGACTTATAATCATTATCATAGACCAAACAAAGTCTATCATACTATTTAGAAGAATCATGTTTACCGTCACATGTAAGTGTAACTTTACCTAATAATTTCGTATATTCCATTCTAAAAAATTAATTCTGTTTCTGGTTTAATAAAGTCTTTAACATCTGGTGCATCAAAAGTAATCTGATTATCTTTAGGATCCACATAAGCATTAGGATACTTAGCATAATCTGATATCACTACAATATTGCCATGGTAGTCCAATGCAATATATAGGAACTATTTTAATTCATCACATGTGCACATATTTTCACAATTTACATACTCCATTAACACATGTTCTACACCCTGTATTAACAGTTTTAGTATTAATATTAACGTTCAACAATTTGCATAAATCCAAGTAAAACTATAGTGCTTCTTTATTATGAGCAGTAGCAATAGCCTATTCTAATAATTGCCTCTTAAATACTATTAGCATTAAAAGTTGCATCTATCTATCATCTAAACAAGTTCGACAATACTTACGCAACATCTTTATCTCTGCATTATATAAGATATTAGGATCATAGTATACACCATCTACATAGTCATTAGCGTAATACTCAGTAGTAACAAACATCTTAATATACTTCATATTAGTATCAAATTCTGATAATACATCAGACTCTACTGTTATTTCATATGCATATATTGTTGTTACTTCCTTTTCTTCACCTTCACGCACAATCTCTTTATAGGAGATTCTAGCATTATTATAGTTCAACACGTAATCATGATTATCTGGATTCTCGCAATATATATTACCTATATTATGACATTCGTCAATGTATAATACTATATCATTAGTATTTACTATAGATATATTAGTATACACACTGAATACCATTAGATTATCCTTTATGGTTACATTAAATATTTTATTCATAATATTAAAATAAAAAAGTGGAGCGGGGAGATATACTCCACCAGCCCCACTTCATAATTGATTGAATTAATTCGATTAAGCAGCTTCTCCTGATATGAAAGCTTCAATACCTTTAGCAACAATTGAATTTGTGAAACCTTCAGCTTTCTTAACATAAACCTCAGTTGTCAGAGGAGTAGTCTTGATATACTGATTATCATTACTAAGATATTTGTTGTCGTTTTCGATAGTGATATAGTTGTATTCTACACCTTCTTCTACCATTCTCGGCTGTTCTACAATAGGATAAGCACCTGTAAATACATGTCCCTGGTAACCCATGAAACGTACTTCAGCGTCTCTCACCTGCTTCCAGTAACCTTTGCCCGGTGTACCTTCAGTCTTAGTAATAGTTGCACCCGGAATAGCTTCTGGGTAATTGCTCAAGATAGCTCCCGGAATAGTAACATACAGACTAGCTTCCATGCTTACTGTAGAATATTCAGACAGTGAATAAACTCCTTCATTATCATCTTTTTCCATTGCAGTCAAAGTGATAACAGCACCAGAAACTGTAGCATTAATTCTACGATTTGCGTGTTTGTTGATCTTCTTAACGATAGCAGCAGCTAAAGCAGAAGCATCTGTGCTAGCAGCATATACTTCATAAGTATGAGTAAACTGACCCGGAGCTTCATACATATCTTTGTAAACCATTCTCAGAACGTATCTGTGACCAGCTACGATAGTTGCGTCAGTCAAGGTAATAGTAATTTTATCCTGAACAGGAGCAACATATTCACCAATAACAGCACTAGGTTTTGAATCTTTCTTGATTTCATTACCAAATTTGATATTAGCTTTCTGAGCAACTGAACCATCAGGCATAGTTACATTAACTTTATTCTGAGCTACACCTACATACAATGAAGTGGCGTTAGCAGCTTCAGCGGCAGTTTTTAAGATAGCTCTATTCTGGTCGAACAAAGCAACATCACCTACAGCCAAAGCATCAGCAGTAGTATATGATGTAGGGATATTTTTACCGATCAATACGATATCTACGTGTTGTAACATAATTTAAATTTTATTTTTAGTTTAACATAAATGCGCGCTCATGTAAACTTAGTTCATCTTCTACTTTCCTTATTTCAGATTTCCACGTCAATGAACGCATTAGTCTTTGTCAGATTTACCTGACTATTGCATAGAAGCAGCTTGCTGTATATACATCATTACTGCTGCATCTATAATTTCTTGGTGAGTATCAACTGGCATTTCAGTGTACTCTTCTGTTAGATTATTACCTAAATCTTTGGCACTCCTTAAGTAAGTTAACTGATATTCGTCTATACCATAGTTTCCATCAGTTATCAACACGATATTACCGTCTGTATATAATCTAACTGGTCTAGCTTGATTGTGATGTAAATGGTATTCTGATAAGCTGTTACTTAATATTCTATCTACTGTTTCAATAGTAGCTTCAATAACATCTGTAGATTTAGAAGCCAATTGTGGGCATCTATCATTATATATATTGATGCTTACCTATTCACCTAAAGTATATAAGTAATCCTCAGGATAATTAGTAGACCACCTATTATTTACTTTTTTAAAATCAAAGCTAGTATATTTATCTGTCTTTACTAGAGTACGTAACTTATCAGACAATTCTTGATTAAGCTAAAACGCTCTGTATAACTGTTTAACATATTCGTCTTTAGCTCTATTTATATAGTAGAATATAGTGTCTGAGTTTAACTTACTCATAATATTATAACCCGGTATAATATTATTCAACTATCTTTCAAATGCTATTTGGAATTGTCTTTCAGTCATATTATTCAGATAATTGGTTTAACTGTAATTTAGTAGATGTTCTTGGTGATTCAATATTTTCTAACGCTATTACTACAGCTCTATTGATAACTTCATTCATTACATCTTCAGGTAGATCTAATTCTTCGTCTAACTGTGTGTAATCAAACTGTTTAGGTCTCTTTATATAAGTAATATTAACTGCATACTTATTGCTTGATGGTTTAAAACTATCTGATATCTGCATTACAGGATCTACATAGATTTTCATTCTATTATCCTCTAATGTAGCTACAGGTACTTCAACCCAAGGTATATTGTTGTATGTCTGTTTAAATAGGTTAGCATTCTAATGATCTACTATTAAGCAATTAGTAGATGAACCTTTAAACATAATTACTGCAGATAATATAGTTACTCTTCTACCTCCATCATGAATGTCATCTATTACGAATTCATTATATGTAGAATTATTAGCAAAGATGTTCTCATCAGTACATACTAAAGCATCCAGTTCAGATATACTTTGGAGAGATCCTTCGAAACTCTGTCTTAATACATTGTTTCCACTTATCTTATTACTAATTATCTCATTTTGAGCCTAATTAAGAAAGATATCTATTTCCTCAGGTAAGAATGCAGGTGAGCCACCATAGGCAACTCCCTGAGCATTCTTATCTAGGATAACTTTAAACTAAATATGTGCAGTACGGTTATTCATTACTTGGACTTGATTTCATTTAAAATAGCCATCTTGATATCATTATTCTTCTTGTCCTTTAAATAAGCAATTACGTCTTCCAAACCATTACCAATAAGGTCTGTACCAAAGTAATATTGAGCTCTATTTTTTCTAATGATATTCTTAGCAATAGCTTCTTCAATCACAAAGTTAATTTCTTTATTAGGGTTTTCTACCCATTTCATAATAAACTTCTTTGGTGATTCTTCAATCTGTTCTGTCAACTTAGCTTCAATCAGTTCATTTGACATAGTATCAGATTTAATACCATAAAGTCTAAGACATTTACGCATATCTTCAATAGACATCTTATCCATTTCTCTATATGCTTCACGTTTGATCTTATTGATCTTGTTAGCTTCTTCAGCTTCACTGTCCCTATTAATCATTACATAATCAGTAGCCGGTGTGATCTTATTCAGTCCGTTTGCTACTCTCTTATGTCCTTTAAGGAACAAATATTTTAGTTCGTCTTCAGGTCTATCAGTATCTAGTATTACATCCTTTTTGCCAACTTTAACAGCAAAAGTATCCCAAAATGAACTATTGGGTGCTAGTTTACCTTGTTCGAAACCAATTTCTTTTTCTAATCTTTCTGCATCTTCTGCAGTCAATCCAGTATAAATGTTACCAGATCTGGTCCAGTATGAACTAATATAGTCATAACATGTGGACCATTTTGTAAGCCCAGTCCACGGGTTGGCTTTAATTATTCTAACGATTACTTCCATAATATTTTAATTAGATTGTTCAGTTAGTTGTTCTTTATATTTCCAGATATACTTAAGATTTCCTATAGAATGTGGAGTTCCGATATTTGCTTCTCCATTTAATTGTCTTTGAATAGTTCTTCTATCGCATCCTGTCTCTCTACTAGCTCCTATTATACTTGGATATTCTGCTATTAGTTCACCAGTATTAACATCGTACTGACACACTTTCTTAGACATTTTCTTACCATTTTCTCTAACTATTTCTAATTGTTTTCCTTCTAATTTAGAACCGGTTAATTGTTTTATTCTAGCTCTACGACATGCTTCTGATATTATATGACCACCTTTATCCTTATTATACCCTCTTTCAGGATTCATAGCGTCCAATTCAGCTATCCAGAATGCTTCTCTCTTATCTCCTTCGTATCTGGTACCATCTACTTCCTCTAGTAAATCAATACTAAAATTAGCAGTACCATGTTCTCGCATAGCTTGATACAATAAACAATTCAAATCATTAGGTCTTTCAGATTTAATAGCATGACTCTTATGATCACTAAATCTTTTTTTAAGATCTCTAGATGTCTGTCCTATATAAATCTTATTATTAGTATTATCTGTTATTTTATAAATTCTTGTCATAGTAGTATAATTTTTTAGTTTATACTACTATAACGTAAGAATTTAATTTATGTTGCGGTTAGTTGTCAACAATTTATTCAGCTTCCATTATGAGCTCGCCACATGCGCGGGGATCTCTCAACATGATACCCATTTCACCAAGGAAGAATACAGTATAACCGTCCTTACCATTAGATCTAAGAGTACTCTTTGAGTTAGCATAACCAGTTGGAGCAACAGCACCACCAGTGTACCAAGTTACAAACTCACGGTCTTTACGAACTACTTTTACAATGTTAGCTTCACCATCACGTCTACCCAGATCAAGGAATGTCATACGATATGATTCCAGAGGTTTCAGTGTGATCGGATGCAGCATACGATTATAAGTAGTATCATCATACAATGGGAAATATTTCAGAGTAAGTTCGATACCGTTAGTCATCTTGTAAGTCTTGAACTGACCACCAAAAGTAAGACTATCACCAGAACCTGTTACAAATACTGTATCAATCAGATTCATATTGATCATCTTTTCTTTCAATACTCTGTCGAATTCTCTCATACCCATTTCACCAGTTAAGGCAACAAACTTACGTTCGTTAGTACCAAGTACATTGTAAGACAGGTCAAACAGGA